CTGTACTTTATTCAAAAAATATCATTTTAAGGCTTGACTTTTAATAGTTAGTCTTTCTATAGATTGAATTAAGGTTCTTCTTTCCGTCCAGCGCATTGCTGCCATCAAGAAACCAGTAATTCCTTGTTTTGGTAATGACCTGTGCCTCCACATCCATATCTTCTCTTTCGATTCCCATGTGATGCGTAACTGCAGCTTCAAGTCGTTTATTGCCGCCTCTGTGCTCCAACATAGCGTTGCCGTCGAGTAGCAGCTTTCCGTCCAAATAGACAGTGTTCCAAAAATCAGCCTCAAACTCCGAACGAATCGCCGCCCTGGCATCCGAACTTGACCGTAAGCCGTATGTACTTCTTACTTTCATTGAGTCTGTGACCTTGTTGTAGGCGCAGGCAACCATTGCAACGATTGCAACGCCCAGTTGATAGCCTCGTGTAACATCAAGCCTGTGTGAGCCGTCCAAATCCCACGAACCATCCAATAGGTGCGTATTCCAAAAAATGATGTCCGAGGCGATCCGGATTGCTCCTGCCTTGACATTATTTTCTGTTTTCTGTTCTGCTCTGAATTTTACCTTCTGCAGGTCTGCGTCTGTCGGGGTTGTAAATCCACCGAGCATATACTTAAAACCAAGCATCAGATTGTATCTCATATACGGATAGAGAAGGCTGGAACCGTCCAGCGGTTTTCTTCCATCCAGCAGATCGCTATACCAAAATGACTCTGCGATATGGAAGATTACCTTTTTCAGATTCATCTCCTCTAAGTTCCGATTGTCTGATACAATCTCGGTTCGGTCATTCATTGTAAACATCGTGTGTGACTGTTTCAGCTCATTCAGCATGGCTCTCGCCCGCTTCGACGCAAGTGTTCCCTCGCCCATGAAATATGCTTTGAACACATTCGGGTGTGGTGCCACGAAACCATAATCTCCCGGATCATTTATGTCTGCAATTCGTACATCAAATCCGGTGGCGGTTTTTAAGTACCCTTCCATCCGATAAGGTGTCATTGGCGCCCTGCAGTCTCTCTTCCGGTAAATTAACTGCCGTCTCTCCTCGTATGGAAGGTTTTCTCGCACCGGGAGTCCCCATTTAATCTCGTGGTACATCAGTCCCCAGGTGGCAGTTTCCGGAAACAGCTGGTTCAGAATATCCTCAGCTATTTCTCTTGCCGCGTCGTACTCCTGGCCCATGACCTCGAACAGCCACTTTCCAACATAGGAATTGTCGTAAAAGCCGTCTGACACTGAGGCAATCATGTTCTTCGCACTCTCGCTGACTGGGAAATTCTCTAAATCAAACTTTTCCACATTCACACCCCCTAACTAAAATTAAGGGTACCGGTGTCCGGGTACTCCTCGCTTTTCAGAGTGATGTTCTGCATTTTCCCATTCATTGTGAATGTTTCAAAGTCCTCGGCTCCTGCGATTGCAGAAATCAACGGTCTTACGTCGTTGTACCTCAGAACTCCTTCGGTTTTCGCCTGTGCATAGACCGCTCTCACAGCTTCCGTAAAGTCTGCCTTGATTTGCTCAATGCCAGTTGTTTCATCGTAGCTGAGTCCTGTAATAACATAATTTACGGCAACCGTTGTGGCTGCCGCACAAGTCAGTTCTGCTGTTCCGGTAGGAAGCAATCTTGCTGACCTATCATTCGGAGAAACGATGTAGTTATACACGTCCTGCACTAGCTTCACATTGGCTGGTTTTCCGTTTCCGTCTACCAGCACCAGTTTCACCGTGCCAGGACCATTCCAAACAGGAATAACTATCGCATCTCCTGCTCCTGCCTGCTTTGCCCATCTCTTATAGTCCGTATCGTTCCCCAGGTATGTCATGCTGTTGTCGTACTCTGCAGAGATCCTGTCGTAAAAATCATCGTCTGTCTCTCTTTCGGTACCGCCACGAATAGGCTCCGGATTGTTAATCTCGGTCACATTCTTATCGGGTACCATCATCAGCACGACCGTATTCGCCGCTACATTAGAACCTGTGCCTGCTTCAACCGCTGATACCGGTATAAGCACTGATCCTTCGCCTCCAACAACCGCATCCTCTGTGGTGGCATACTCAATCGACGGGCCGGTTTCGGTTGCCGCCGTACAGAATACCGTTCCGGATAAAATCTCGGTTCCTTCTGCAGCTGTGATTTTCACATAGCCAAAAGCTGGTTCCGCTTCGTGTCTTGTGAGATGTACCTGGCGACCGTGAAGGTCTAACCATTCATCCCAGGCGTATTCCGGGAACGCAATCATCAATGCCCTTACGATATGGAAATTGATAATTTCGTCTTTTTCCAATGCTGCAGGCATCGTCATATCATACGGAAACCCACCCGGCATATCGTCAATGTCGTCCGGCAGGTTATTCATCATTCGCTCGTGAATTTCCTCTGCTGAGTTTCCTTCCAGGAACTCCGGTCTGTTAAATTCCGGCTGCATACTCTCCACCTCCTTTACAAGCTAATCTCTATTTCTTCATCCCAGTTGCTACCCTTTACCTTGAAGGTTACGTGCATCTGATCGCCTTCCCAGGTAAATTGAAAATCCCGGACATTTTCTGCCCGGGGATTTACCATAATTGCATCTGTGATTGTTCTTTCCACCATGGACTCAACAGTTTTTTCATCGTCGTTATCCATGGCACGCTCCATTTCGGTACCGATTGAATCGGGGTACGCCAAACAGCGGTACCGCTCTGTCTGTGCAATCTTAAAACACCAAATGGCGAAGGCTTCTTTGCCGTCGCATTCCTTAATCCGGTGCGCCCCATCTCTCACGAAGTCTCCCAGTTCCGGGTCCCACTTCATACTCCTTTTGTACTGAGTGTCGTACTGGCTGTCCTCCGAGATAAAATCCGGTACCTCAACAACCGGAAATAGTGGCTGTGACATTTGCCTCGCCTCCTTTATGATTTCTCAATCACATCAATTACGACTGCTTCGCTCTGAATCCAGGCAACCAGCACTCGATCTCCCGCTTTCACTGCGGGTATCATTACACTGTGGCTATGAAGAGGAACGCCCGACGGCGATTTGCCAAGCCAGCTCTGTTCCGAGGTTGAAAGTGTCAATCCTGCAGCCAGTCTGCAGATCGTGTAGTCTCCCTTCGGGATCGGCACCGGGAATGTGTTCGTTTTCAAACTTCCGTTTGCCTGGATTTCTCCAAAATCTAAAGTCAGCGGAGACTCTGTTTTCTGCGAGGTTCTCTTATCTAACACCTGCGCCAGTTTCGCTGTCCCTGGGTGTCCGTCAAATTGATCCATCTGTATCACCTGCCTTTAATCAAAAGTTCCATCGTCAACCCACCCATACACGTTGCTTCCACTGTCCGTATGGATCAGATGCCAAGGGTGTGCTTTCCCGGAACCGTTCTTAATCGTAATCTTTGCTTTTCCTGCCCTGGCGTTATAGCCTTTTGAGCCTGGGTAGCTGCTCACATAATGGGTTCCACCATGGAAATTCACGATGTCGCCCACATTGTAATCTTTCTTTTTCTCGGAGCTTGCCTTTTCTTTCTTTGGCTCTGCAAGTTCCAAATCCATTGTCATGCTGTAGGTGTCTGCCGTGTGCTGGATGCCTTTCACGTAGTAATACGACTGGGCCAGCTCACTCATTACATACACCAGGTCGCCTTTTCGGACAAACGGAACGTCCGGAGACTGTACTTTAATCTCCTTTTTGATTTTTCCTTCGTCGTCTAAGATTTCCTGTGCTGCAGATTTGGCGTCCGCAAGGCTTTCATCTTTACCTCTCGTATAAATTCTCTGACGGATACCATACTTTGTCTCGCCGTTTACCGTGGCTTCAACACTGGTTCTTCCATCATCGTCTGCCTTCCCTACAACCTTGACCCTAGTAATCATATCTGCTGTGCTTATGCTCTGACTGAACATCTGCGTGTTATCTGTCCGGAATACATACACCGTCTTATTGCTTCCTCTCGGAATAACGGATGTCTTACCTTTCCTGGCCTGCACAAAGCACTGCGCTTCGCCTTTTTTCGCTGCATCGTCCAGCAAATTGATGATGATGTCTGACAGATACTTATTGTTCTCCACCGTTTTCCCGTGTGAAGCATTCGGGCCTTGATATGATCCCTGCGGTATCTCCCAATCATCAAGAATCCCTTCTATCGCCGACTTTGTGCCGGTTCCGGAAGGGAAATATCTGTTGTCCTGGCTCTTCTGCAGCTTGTAAAGCTCGTCGTAGCAGGTACATTTCAGCGTATGTCCTCCGCTCTTTTCAACCGGATTCCACGTTTCCACGTACCCTCGTGCTACTTCCTCGTCCTGGGAAGCACCGTCTGTTGCGAATACTCCGACCAGGCACCCCGGCTTGATTATCTTCGACAGGTAACCCTTGGATGTCTTATCATTCTTCGCCACAAATGAGGTTCTCACGGATAACTCGCCGTCGTTCTCTTCCCATCCGAGGTTTTCGATGTACTCCTTGATGTTGTACTGGTTCTTACTTTCGTCCATAACCACGACTCGGTACTGGATTTTCGCCAAATCAATCATAGCGTGCCTCCTATCCTGGGATTGTCAGAACTTCTCCTGGCCATATCCAGTGACCGTGATCTGAACTGCTCTTTCCGTGTTTCTTTGCTGTGGACTCTATCGTATCCTTGTTTGCATCGTAAATTGTCGTCCACTTGGTACCGCTTCCCAGTTTCTTTGAAGCGATGCCCCACAGCGTATCTCCGGAGACTACTGTATAATTGCCTCCGCTCGATGATGAACTGGCTCTCGGCTTCGTTTTCCTTACAAACGCCGCAATTTTCAGTTCATTTGTACTGTAGATTTTCAGCGGTTTCTTCTGAACAAACGTAATGGAATACTCGACATTGCCATACGCTCCAACCGGTCTCGGCTGAAATGAAGAAATCGTAACATCCACGTTTATCCACGTTTCCGTTACGATCAATGTAAGCACTGTCTCATTCAACATATAGTCATTCAGAATTTTTACACACTCATTTGGACTTTTCCAGGCATTCGTCTTGACGATTGCCTCATTCTTCTTTGATGCTCCAAAAAATACACCGTCCCACGAAAACTCTGAAACATCCGTCCCCTTAGGTACCTTTACAGTACCCAGGGAGATGATGTCAAAACTTTGATACTTGGCTGCATATTTGCCCTGCACCTTTTCGGGTAGAGCCGGGAACGTAAACTTTGAACCCTTTTCCACCGGAATTAGTTTAATATCCATTGCCTACGCTCCTTTCGTGCTTGTTACCGGCATATTGGCGAATACTTCGCTTAACTTGTCGGCGATGTTTCCGCCGAGTTCGTCTGCAATTTCGCCTAAGTGCCTTCTGATTACGGCAACAATATCTTCTTCGCTCTGACCTTCCTTCGCCTCAATTTGGAAATTCGGACTAACTGCAACATTTACACTGATCGGACCAGTCTGTGGTGTAGAGACCGGAACCTCTGAACTTACCGGAGCAAATGTTTCTGCTGAGTTGTCCTCATAATTACCTTCTGTGGTGTCGTTATAGCCATAGGATGCGTTTCTTGTCGCCTCAGTGAATAAATTATGGTCTGATACCATATCGCTCAAATTTGAGCCTTCTATACGACCGCCCTCTGCGTGTTTAGAAACGCCGAGTGCTTCGCCTGCCTGCTCATATAATTCAAGCGCTCTTGTCCTCCGGCTTGGGTTTGTCGGGATAACAAACTCGTCCCAACCTTCCTCTGCTAACCATGACAGCTGAGGACCGCCACCAACTCGACCACCTGCAGCGTGTTTCGCTGGTGTTGATGTCGTTGTTGGAATTGTCGGCAGCGTCAGCAGGTTGTACTTCGGTGTTACGTTTACCGTCGGACTGATGCTGAACGGACTTGCCGTTGCTGTATTAAGAGAGGTCTGCAGGCTGGTTCTCAATCCCGCCGAGCCATTGGTAAGACTCGTTGACGCTCCCGTGTTGAGAGACGTTCCAAGGTTTGTGCCGGCCGTCTGCCACTCTGACTGCAGCGTAGCAAAATACTCATTCGAGATAGGACCGTAATTCTCCATGACCGCTGAAAAATCAAAATCGGCCATCTGATCCTGCATATACTGTTGCATGAATGTGCTGAGTGTTTCTTCGCTGCCGCTGTTCTTCAGGGCATTGTGAAGTGCTTCTGAGTAGGACGTCTTGACACTCTCGAAATACTCACCGTAGTAGTCCGACATCTTCTTTTTCAGATCCTCTGTGTTCAAGCCGATTGACTCGCCTTCTGTCGGACCTGTGATGGACTCCATGAGTTCAGTCCAGTCCTCATTAGTCATTGAATCCCAGTCGATTGCTTCCTTGATTTCCTCTGCAGTCGGTACAGAATCTTTGAAATCCTGCATAATCTTCTCTTTGGTACCATCCGGTACCGCAAGTGCCGTCTGCAAAATCTGAGTCGCAATGTCCGTCTGAACTGCCGTATCGAGATTGAGCTTGTCTAATCCCATCCAGCTTGCCACATCAGCTGCAGTCCAAGTCTGTACGTCCGGGTGTGCCAGCAACGCATTGTTCAAAGCTGTTTCCAGCTTTTCCTTTGTGCTTCCCTCAATCTCCGGCATATAGCCTTGAAGCGAGGAGTCCCACGCCTCGGCAATCGTTTCCAGGTTGAATGAAGATACTCTTGCGTTAATCTCATTCAGTTGGGCGTAGTAGCCATCTGTCGCCTCTTTTACGGCCGCATCGTACTCTTCCTGCGTGATAGCTCCATCTGCCAGCTGCAGGTTCAGATTTGTGAGCGTGAGCGTAAGTGCCTGCTCGTACTGATCCGACGCATTACTTACCTGCGTCTGCAGCTCTTCCTGCAAAGCATTGAAACTATCCATATCCAGCTCTGCGCCGGAATACTTAATCTTCAATGTGTCAAATTCCGCATCCGTCCTGGCCTGCGAAATCTTTCCTGTGATAGCAGAAATCTGATCCTGCAAGCTCTGAATTTCTGCAGACTCGTCAAGACTGATAACACTATCCTCTAAGGCAATATCCACTTTTCCACTGAGTTCTTTTCCCAAATCGTCCAGCTGTTTCTTCATGCTGCCGTAGTAGCTGTCGAGACCACTGGTGTCTGCGTCGGTACCAGTAAGCAGCTTTAAAGCGACTGTAGCCTCGTAATGGTTGTTGTCAATATAGGACTGGCTATCGCTGATGAAGTTTTCGATTGCGCTCTTGTAATCGTCCTTCTGCAGTTCGTCCAGTTTCATTCCTAAGCTGACTTTCCAGTTCTCCTTTTTCAAGGTCGATACTGATGATTGCAGGTCGCTAAGTGCCTGCTGTGTGTCGCTGGTTGCAGTTGTGAAGGTGTTCAGTCCGTCCGTCATATCACCGAATGTAATATCACTCGCAATACTCTTGACCTCTTCCAGGGATAACTTAACCTTTCCGAAAGCATTCTTTGCCACGTTTTCGCACTCTTCCTGGAACATAGCTGAAAACTGCTCCGCAGAAACCTCGCTATCGTTCATAGCATCCTGCAGCGCCTTATTCTGAAATCGCACATCTTCGATTGACAAACCGGTTGCCTGGAAAATTTTTTGAGCTTTCTCGGCTTCCTTCTGCATTTCTTCGACATTATCCTGGTACTCTTCTTTGACCTTATTGCCCTTGATCCATCCTGCGATACCTCCGACACCGGCACCGATTAAAGCACCGACCGCTGTACCAAGACCAGGAATTACAGAACCAAGTGCTGCACCGGCCGCCGCACCAGCTGCTACACCGCCTGCTTTCCAAGCGGCTGAACCACCGTAAGCGGCTTTCTCGTCCTTATTATCGGACTTGATAGATTTATACAAATCCATTGCACTACTTACGAGTGTTGCACCACCGGCAATCGCTCCTGCTCCTGCACCCATTCCGACTGCAGATAAAGCTCCTGCACTTAGTGATGCTCCCCCGGCCAGGTTTCCTGCTCCGAGGTTGATTGCCAGCATTGCTGACTTTCCGAGAAGTCCGGTACCCATTGCGGACGAACCAAGCATCGCTGTCCCAAGTCCCATCTCTCCGGTTCCCGAACCTAATACCGTCTTTCCTGCTTTCCCCAGGCTGATTGCTCCCTTGCCAAGACTGATAAACGGACTGGCAATCTTACCGAGCAATACCGCTGAGAATACAGACGACAAATCTGCAGACTTACCGCCCGGAAGCAGTTTGCCCGCATTTGATACTAAATTACCGAGTCCATCCATCAGCTTCGCAGACACGGCATCGAAATCAAATCCCTCTGAGAATCCTTTAGCGAACGACGCTCCGATGCTGGTTCCCTCGTCGAATGTTTCCGAGATGTCAATACCGAGCATTGTCATAACGCCGATTTTAATTCCGCTGCCAATACCTTTTCCGATGTCTCCGGCGAAGTCAGCAAATTTTGCTTTTCCTTTGGTGTCCCACCACTCTTTGAACGGATCAGCAATAAATTCATCCCAGCTCAGTTTCACCTTGCCGAGGAAATCTGCGTTTTTCCATTCTTCTGACTCTGTTAAGTCATGGAATTTCTTCTTCATGCGGTCCACCTTTGTATCTACCCAGTCCATCATTTCATCAAGACCGGATTCAACCGCTGGCATCTGATCGGTAAGCCAATCTGCCAGGCTCCTCACGTATGGAGATAACCTCTCACCAAATGAGATTTTCACTCCGTCTACTGCACTCTGCAGCAATGTGATAGAACCCTGCAGGTTATCCATCATCGTTTCAGACATATTCGCTGCTGCTCCGTCTGCATTGTTGATGGCATCTGCCAACTTATTGTAGTCCTCTTCCGAGGCGTTCAAGATAGCAAGCAAACCTTTCTGTGCCTGTGTTCCTGCGATTGTATTTGCCAGGTTTGACTTCTGCTCTGCCGTCATACCTGCCGTAGCCGTCCTTAACTCACCCATCACATCAGATAAATCCCTGGCCTGTCCGTTGGAATCAAAAAAGCTGATGCCTAAGTCTTTCATAGCATCAGCCGCTCCATTGGTGTTCGTCGATAATCTCGTGAATATTGAGTTGAGTGCCGTACCGGCCATCGTTCCCTTAATTCCGGTATTTGCCATTAAGCCTGTCATAAGGGCAACATCTTCTATGGAGTAACTGAGCGACCCTGCCATAGAACCTGCATATTTGAAAGTCTCGCCCATTCCGGAGACTGTCGTGTTCGCATTTGATGCAGCCGCTGCCAATACATCTGAGAAGTGTCCGGCATCACCGGCTTTCATATTGAACGCCGTAAGCGCATCCGTAACAATATCGGATGTCGTTGCCAAATCTTCTCCGGAAGCTGCCGCCAAGCTGAGAATGCCTTCGATACCGTTCAGCATATCGTCGGTTTTCCATCCAGCCATTGCCATGTAGTTAAACGCCTGTGCTGACTCTTCGGCTGTGAATTTCGTGGTTGCTCCCATTTCCTTCGCCTTATTCGTCAGTTTGACAAGCTCTGTGCTGGTGGCTCCGCTTATAGCCTGGACCTGTGACATTGCGGCCTCGAAGTCCTTGTATGTCTCTATCGTGTCTTTCAGACCGATACTGACTCCCAGGACCGCTCCGACTTGGAAGATCGGATTCTTCAACAGGTTTATGATCCCTCGAACCGGGGAGGTTATGAGGTCAATCGCTCGCATTGTAACGCTCCATGTTTTCCCTGCAAAACCCCTTAACCCATTACCCAGCGTAGAGAGTACCGGACTGATCCGTTCCTTCGCTTCAAGCAGGACTTCGTACTTTTCTTTCGCCCAGCTTGCCAGGCTCTTTTCGGTTTTTTGAGCTTGCTTGTCAAACTTGGAAACAGTGTCGCTCGCTTTCTTGGCTGAACTATTCGCACTATTGGCCGCTCGTTCCATCTTCTCGAATTTCTTCGTAGCGTTGGAGACTCCCGGATCGGTATTATCGACCGTCTCAATAGGAATTTCGATTCTAAGTGTTTCCGCCACCGTCATTACCTCCTTTCTGTGATTCTAGGGTTATCCGCATAGACGCAAGCATGAACGCCTGCACGCCTTTCGGTTTCTCGTAAAATTCATCGGGGGTTATTCCTGTCTTTTGGAATATGTGATGCAGCAAGCACATCTTGCCCCCCGCTTCAATTAGTTTTTTGCTACTTCCTCAATGTTGCTCTCGTAGCCGCTGAGGGTGTCGATCGCATCAATAATGCGGTCTTTCTCGCCAGCTTTAAGTGTGTACTCGATTACATCCAGGCCGGACATAATCTGAAATCCTTTGCTTTCAAGCGCCTGCCATACCTTCTTGTTGTCCCATAACTTCTCTCTATCCTCTGCGATAGTCGCCTTGTGGATGATTGCTGACTGGTACTTGATACGGTCTGTGTCCTCCGGCATCTTGATACCAAGCTGCTTATTACGAACATACTTTGTAAATTTCTTACGGCACTTGTCGTACTCCTCTGAGCCGAGAGGTCTGATAGAGAATGCAAAAGCGAGCTTGCCGTTTCTGACAATCTCAATCCTCTGTGTTTCCTCTTCATCGGAAGCGAAATCTGCAGCCGCAATCAGACCTGCGATGAAGTCCTCCTCATTCGCTCTGATTACCTGCTTTGTTTCCTCTTCGTTTGTCTCCACTGTGCTTACTGCAGGCTGAGTATTCTCCTCAGCTGTTGCCTCGCCTACTGTTACGCCTTTTACAAATTCTTTAGCCATTTGAATGTCCTCCAATTCTTTTTGATTAAATAAAGGGGAACCGCTCCGGCTCCCCTACTGGTTTCTTATGTGGTACCTCTTATCTGTCTACGCCGAGTAATGACTGTAACTTAGGCGGTCTGTTGACAAAGAAGTTCCAGTTTCTCTTGATAACATCGCCGACAGTGACATTCTGAATGTCTACCTGTCCGGAAGGAATACACTCCTTGTAAACCACACGTTCCTCGGAACCATTGCGGCCGAGAAGTGAGCCCTGGAAGTTCCAGTGTGGCATATTCTGTGTTTCTAATGATTCCATAAGCGCCTGGATAAACTCATCGTCCTCCACTACGATCTGAGACATAGTGAGGCTGACAGCAAATGTATTGGCTGTCTCGTGTTCCTGTGCATCTCCAAGTACGCTATACTTTGCATTGTTCCAGTTTACGTTAGACGTGAATGTGTCAACCGTAGCAAGTAAAACTCCGTCCTCGCTATAGAACGCTCCGTCCTTACCGGTACGTGCGTGTCTTGAATCACCGGCAGCTCTCTCGTTTCTAATCATCGCTTTTTACCTCCTTCTACTCATTGGTGCTGAAACGGAAAATAAAGCTGAGGTAGATATGCTCCATAGAATCCTTGTCGATAACATCGATGTCGAACCATGCGGAGTCTCCGTCTGCTGTGTAAGCAGAACTTTCGCTTACTGTGCAAGCTACCAGCTTTCCTTCCTCTCTCATTGCATCACCGACTGCCTGCAGCTGAGAAATTACAGTTGCCCGACCGTTGGTGTCGTTGTCTACCTTTCCTACCAGGTTGTCAGAAGTGGTATTGATACGTCTGATAAGCTCGAAACGAGTCTTAACACGGCGAATCTTTTTCCAGCCGTCGTCCTGGTTGTCCTTCGGCGTAATGAGGGTATTGATCGCATTATCAATCCACACCTGCTTAGCCTTGTTATAGCTGAGTACCAGGCAGCCTTTCTTCTCTGCAGCGATCATTTCAGTGTTTGTCAGCTTTTCCTTGATCTCGGAGAAGCCGCTGACTACTGTATGAGTGAGTGAAGAGTTTGCCGCTACTGCGCCGATCATACCGGCAATACGTGCTGCGGTCTGATAACCGTCGATCTCCGTGCCCTGCTCATTCACATGGGCATTGAGAACGTAGTGCATCTTCTCGTCATTGAATGAAGCGGCGTGTGCTTCCCTTGTTTCCAGGTCTACCGTATGCTTCTCAGCAACGACCGCCTGTGTAAGAGATGCCGCATCAAAAATACGATTGATGAAACTCTGCAGAAGCAGATGTACCGAAGTGTCCTCGGTATCGACGCAGATTGTGTTAAACTCATACGACTCTACCTGCTTAAACGCATTGGAGTAGTCCCCATTCGTTACCTGCGGATCAGTTCCCTTTGTAAACTGGGACTGAGACACGTTCTGTAATGTTACGGTGCCGGACTTGATAACCTCTGCCTTGAAATTCTTGGAAGATGCCAGTGCATCCACAAGGGCATTAGCTTCGTCTGTTCCGGCGGTAAATTCCACCTTCTCAAACTCTGTTGTGCCGGCATAAAAAATGCACTCTTTGAGAGTGCTGTCTGAGAGCTTTTCACGGACTGTTACTACAAAATCCTTTGCTCCTGGATATTTAGCTGTGATGCTTACTGCATCTGTGCTTTCGCTGTCCTGCAACTTGATACTACCCTGAGTACCGCCGTTACCGACTCTGCAGGCGATGATCGTCTTTGCGCCACCGGCGATTGCTTCCTTCATTGCGTCCGTAGTAAGTGCGGTACCGAATGTTCCTTCGTAGCCATCCTCTGCAGATAATTCGATTGCCTCGTTGAGAGGGCCAAAATCTGCACGGAAGATTACTGCCGTAACACCATTCATAACACCAGCGGTGGCATTTCCGCCTTTCTTCTGAATGTTGAAATAGGTACCAGGACGCACCTTAGTTTCGCCTAAAATGAATGTTCCTGCCATTTCTACTTAACCTCCTTCTGTAAGAACTTGCTTACAATTTCCTTTGCCTCTGATACTGTGTACTCGGCTTTGCCGTCAGTTTTCAGAGCGGCTACAACGCATTCCTGCATTGTGCCGAATACGCTTCTTGCGTTGCCTGCAAGCTCGCTTACTGTGTAAACGGACTCTGCAGGGGCCTTTTTCTCCGGCTTCTTTTCTGCCTTTGTTTCAGCAGGTGCCGGAGTTGCTGTTTCCTTAGCCATGCTTTACCTCCTTAACTGTAATTTCCATGAGCTGCCATAAGCACGTGAGGCTTAGCCTTGTACCTAAGCAATCCATAGTGACCTGTGATGAATACCTGGCCTTCCTTCAAGTAGTCAGATTTGTAATTCACCTGTAGTCTCTTGATGAACATAGGCGAATGGTCCAGCATGATTACCTCTCCGTCGAGTGACAGGTGGTTGGCAATATCTGCGGCCATCTTCAATCTCACTGTGCTTTCCGGGCATAAAACATGGACGGCAATTTTACCGTCCATCCAGGCTACTGTATTCGTTTCTTCCTGCTTCTCAGATGAAATCAGTCTGCAGTAAACCACCGGCTGATCCGCTGAGGCTTCGGTTATCTCCTCCATCCGGTCATATCCCATAACCAGGCATTCCGGGTACAACTCCTTGATATACTTATCAGCCGCCATTACCGGGTCCGGATCGGACGTCTCCATAGACGGATATTCCAGGATGTCAAATCTGACTTCACAGCCGATTACAACACCGGCTTTTCCTGCATCCTCGCCCATAGTAAACGCATCCGTTCTCGCCCAAGTAAAGCAATACGGTGTACCGCCTTCCGGAAGAAGGATCACATCACGCAGGCATTCCTTCACGATAGGTGCTATATCCTCCGGGAATGTGTCTGCCGTATTCTGACAGAATATCGATACCGAAAGACTACCGGCGCTGTTTCGTTCTTCGTTTGCCTGCAGGTCATAGTTGTAAGTTACCATAGGGTACTGCGTTTCACCGCCCCACCCTTCCTGTTCGTCGCCCGGTGCTTCCGGACTAAAAACAGCAGGCACACCGTTGTAGGTTGTAAGCCTCTCTGCGAGTGCTGCCGTACTGACGAACCTTTTCTGAATCAGTTCTTCCAGCTTCACTCTGTCGCTCCTTCCTCAGTGTCCTGCTTTTCGATGCCGTAGGTCTTGACCTCCGACATATCGTGTGAATATCGGATTTCCCACTGAGCGTCTACCGCTTCATCAATGGGAATCCGAAAGTGATTAGTTACATTGCCGATACCCGGATGATACTGGACGATCAGCTCCTTCTCGGTGGCTGATGTTACAAATCCGGCTTTACCTTCCGGCCATGTGCGATGCTTGCCATAGACCAAATCGCCCCTGGCAATCTCGCTCAAATCGAAGGTTGCTATCGGCTGTTCTACTACCAGTGCCATATATCATGCCTCCTTAGCCATACGGCTCCTTGTAAATTTTCTCAATTTCCGGGGTTGCCTTCTCCTTGATCTTGTCTACGAATGGTCTTGCTGCCATTTTCTTCGTTCCGTTTTCAAGGTAGCCAGCATACTTCTCTTGGCTTTCCAGCTCTGCAATGATTTGGACTCCGCCACCAGCGGTACTGCCTTCGCTCTTTACCTGGCCATTCCAGTGCATACGGAGATTTCCTGTACGTCTTGCCGGTGGTTCTCCTGGCGCCGAAGCTGTGTAGGTCGCTTTGCTGTGCGGTTTGCGATATGTTCGCCCGCTTCTCTGACCTTTTAGCACTTCCAGTTCTGCGTTTCTCATAGCATTCACTGCCCTAACGCCCCTGGCTACGACTTGTCGGTTGATTTTGGCTACCTGTCCTTTGATTGTTGCCCTTATGGCACTTCCTGCACTCCCTGCTTTTCCATCGTTCCACAGCTTCACTTGACATCCTTCCTTTCCTCGGCGTAGTAGATTGTGGATATGCCCAAGCTACCCACCTCGTCCAGGTCGATAATGTAAAACGTGCGATTTCCGAGTATGAGTTTATCGGACTTCTTTGCCTCCGGACTGCCTGCCTGCACAATCGTATGGGTGCAAACACGGTCTCTCGTTGAATGAGATTCCTTCTGTTCCTTCGTGGACTCGGCAAGACATCCTCTGATGATCTTTGAGCCGTCTCCCTTTGGTGCGTTTGCTACCCTTCCGCTCGCTGTTACAACCTGCGTATTTGACTCGACAACAAAATCCTTGAATAGGTTTCCCGGCCTTAAATACATAAATCTCGCATTTATCATCCGTTCCACACCCTCTCGTTTTCGTGCATTCCGGTATGGAAGTAAGGCGGACCATCTACCCCATTTCCAAACCGTGGCACTGACACTGATTCTGCCTGGACCTCTTTTTTCAGCTTGTCGTAATCTTCTTTCCAAAGTTTCGCCCTGCCGTTCATATCCAGGCTGAGAGGACCGGTCTTTGTGTTGACCTCATACGCAAAGCGGCGGCACAGACTTTCAAGGAGCATCAGCTTTGCTCGCTTCCACTTTTTCGGGTATGCGTCGATTGCTGCTTGTATCTCCTCGTCGGTCAATGCCGTCGTATCTGCCAGGCCCTCTACCATCGTGTCTCCAAGCTCAAACCTCATACGATCTTTGCCAAATTCTGTGATGTTTCCCGGCTCATATGTGTATGCACCTTTTGACATTAGGTATCAGCTCCCTCCGTATTGCTGTCTGTGGTTGCGTTACCGCCTGCGGATTCGTTTGAATTGCCTTCGGCAGAGAATAAGGTGTCGTGCTGTTTCTGAGCCGCTTTTTTGACCGTAGCACGTGTGTCTAAGGCGTGAAGCAGAATCAGAACGCTATCGGATTTCACACTGGCTACTGCCTTTGCACCGTCCTCTGCATTCATCTGCAGTACATCGACAACTGACTGAACATCCTCTGCACTGCAGGAAACCGCCGTCACATTGCCGCCCTCGCCCTTGACTGTCACGGTAAAACCGGCATTGTCGGAGTCGAACGGTTTAAGCTCTGCGACTGCGGACTGGATCATTTCATCTACCTGCTCCTGTGTAAAGCCTTTGTCTGCATTGGCGACTGCATCGGCGATCATCTTATCTACCTGCTCCTGCGAATAAAGGGCACCGGACTGTTCCGGTACCCCTGCTTCGTCATTTGCGGCTGAGATTACGCCGAGCTTTTCTTCTCTCTCGATGTTTACCACGAGTTCTGCTGGGATTTCATCCCCGATGAAGAATTTTTTGCCGCCATAACTGCAAGGCTTCTTTGCAATTAATCTCATGGCGAAACCTCCTTACACTGCGTCGTAACCGAAGAACGCAAGATCATCTGCAGTTTTCTTCATGTCGTAAGCCATAAGACCCTCGACAAACTCAGAATGTGTTCCGGCCTCACCCTGGTAGTTGAGTACCGGAAGTAAGATGCCGTTCTCTAACATGTCCCAAGTGAAGATGTAACCTGCAGAAGGCTCCTCGATGGAAGGTGTATCTGTTGCATACGCTAACAGGAATGAGTTAGGATCGCCGATGAACTGCATATTTGCAGCCTGGCCTAAACCGGCTTTGTTCTGCACGGTCTGATCAATAACAATTCTGTCAACTCCGAAGAGCTGTGCAAGCACGTTCTCGGTAACATTTGCAGGATTTGCGGTTGTACCGCCAAACTTCACTCTTTCGAGGATCGCAGGGTGTACCTTCAACGCATTAAATACGTTGATACCGAGTCCTAATCTGTTAGGAGTACGGCCGGTTGCCTGTCTCATGGCAGTTTTCTTTGCATCGAAGAATGCAATAGGATCGCTGTTGCCGTTGCTGAACTTAATGAACTCATTTCCGGAAACAGCTGTATCATCCTTGCCCTGTCCTTCATTCGCCCATACTCCCTGCTTCATAAAGGACTTGGAGAAATCCGAATCCTGGTGGATGTTTGCCTGTGCTGCCATAACCTTGGTTCTCTGCTGGCGAGGGTCCGCAGTACGAGGTCCCTGGCGGCGGTTAAGGTCCGTCTGACGAATGGAGTCGATACCCATAATCATCTGATCTACCGTACAAGCATAGGTCTCTGTGTGTTCAGAGATTACTGCAGTGTCAACCTTGCCGTATGCAGGCTTTCTCTGCCAGTTATCACGTAACAGATCCTCTTTGTCGAATACATAATAGTTGTCAGAGGATAACCCTACCGGGCAAACCGGGAACATATTCTTTGCAAGGGTCGTTGAATCCTGCTGATAATAAGCCAGCGCCATAGTGGAAAGCGCTGTATGTGGTCTGAAAGCACCCTTGGCAATGTCTGCCTGGATGCTCTTTGTTGTTCTTGTCATTTACCATTTCCTCCTTCTTTATTTTGCGGCATTCTTCTGATACTTGGAAATCTGAACTCTAACATAGTCATTCTCAGCTGCATTGCTGAGCGCCACGCCGATCACATAATCTCCGTCAGCTGCCTTTGTTGCTTTTCCTGCGGTTGCAGTTACCTCTTCGCCCTTCTTGATGGCTCCGCCAGCAAGAATGTAGCCGATGTCCTTAATCTGAACATCTACCTGGTCGCCCTTTGCAACCTTTCCGGACTCTGCTCCGGAGATGTCGTTATAGCCTGCCTCAATAATTGCAATGCCTACGATAGGTGCTGTGCCGTCGGTTGCTACGACTACATCTCCATTCTCGTCATATTTGAGAATGAGGTTTCTCACATCGTCGATAGCAGCACCGGCCTGCTCTGCGATTGTCACAGACTGGTTAATCTGTGAGCCGTTGAAGTTTCTCTTTACCATGGTCTTTTCCTCCTTCCTTAAAATCCTTCCTCAGCGTCGTATGCGTCCATAAGGTCCGGGTTATCTTCCCAAGCCTTAGCCAGCGCATCCGTATAGCTCATGGAAGGTTCTTTCTGCATATAGCTCTTGGCGATACCTTCGATCTTGCCCTCTGCATCACTTACGTGCACAGAGCCGTGGCCGGACTTGCCTACCTCGGAAAAAACGCCGGACTTGTTGACCGCTTCCACGGTGGCATCAAGAACGGCGATCATATCGTTGTATGCAGTTCCACCGGTAGCTCTGAGAGATTTGAGCATAGGTACAAGCTCCTCTTTCTTCTTGCCGATGATTTCATACTTGCCTGCTACGGCTTCAAGTTCTCTGTTCTCAGCATCCTCACGGAATTTTCTGAGTGCTTCGATTTCTGCCTTAACAGCAGGATTGAGTCCCTTGTAGATGTCCTCGCCATCTGCAGGTGTTTCCTGGTTCTGCTCAGGCTTCTCAACAGACTTTGTTACCGCAGGTTTTCCCTCCGGAGTCTGCTCTGTCTGAGCCGGGTCGTCTGCCACGCCGTATCTCTTCTCAATATCTTCGAGAATGAGAAGCTCAGCCTGGGTCATTTTGCTCTTGTCGATCTTCATATCTTCGTTGTCTCCTTTCGACTGTTTCTTTTTGCCCTGGTCCTTTTTGTCCTCTGCGTCTACCTCCGGATCGTCTCCTTCTCCGGCAGGCTTTCCAGCGGCGGTCTGTGCCTTCTCGATGTTGTCATTCAGCCTTGCAGCCGCAGACTTCATCATTGCCAGGTCACTCTCCGTCACCTCGTCACTCTTTACGATGTTGATTACCTTTCCGCCGGACCAGTTGCTAATCGCTTCCTTCACTACTGCAGTGAACTCGTCAAGGCTCTCATTCATCGCTGTTGCTGCGCCGGTGCTATCCAGCTCCTCGTCATTCAGAATCGAACAGAGGCTTGCCTGCAGTGCGTAGCATATATCCCAAATTTCATCAGCAATCTTTCTGTTCTTGATTTCATTGAAACGCTCGTTGAAACTAACAGAGTTGCCTTTCAGAACTTCCTCTACTGCACTGTCGATCTCTTCCTGGTTCATGCCGGCCTTTTTGCCGATGAAACCGAACAATCGGCTGACAAAACCATTCTTATCGCCATTCTCTCCTGTGGACTGCCCCTTTTCGCCTTTACTCTTTGTTAGCTTAATGTGAGCATCCGGATTTGCACCTTCATCTACAAAATCAACCTTGCTGATTCTGAGATTTTTTAACTTTGTTGCCACTTTGCTTCCTCCTTTCCGCAAGATTTATATTAAAAAAGACACCTTTGCGGTGCCTCTCCTAATAACGGAATGATGTTTCTGTTGCTGATAAACTCTTCTAACTGCTCTACTGTGGACTCTCGCAGGTTATTCAAACCGTAGCGGTCCATAAATTCGAGCAGGAAATCAGAAAAGGGCACCATATCGGATGCCTTGCTGATCTGTTTTATCAATTTGTTCTTTTTGCTTAGATTTGTCTCCATAATGTGAACTACCTATGCCCTTATTACGCTCTCGTATGTGGAATTATAAGGTTAAGACTGCTGAAAAACTCAATACGCCCCATTTTTACAAGGTGTTTTCATCTTCTACTTCGACTCTCTCAGCTTCTCCTTCGATTGAGAACATCGGATATGTGCCGTCCTTAACCTTTTCCCATACATCCTCGTCGGTTACTTTGAAGCCGATCCACCAACCAATCGGAAGAGTGCCTGCCGGGATTCCCATTGCCTGCATTTTCTCTTCCGTGAATACCACGGATTCAACCAGGACTGCGGCTCCGCCTCTTTCGTGCATTTCTCCGCCTTCACGATAGAGTAATACATACTGGTATGCTGCGTTTTCCAGTTCTTCCGGCTCGATGATGTCCTCCTGCCAGTCCTCAATCTCTTCTCCGTCAGCACGGATAGCCACATTCGCCCAGCCAAATGCCAGGTGCTTGTCGTCGTCGGACTTGGTAATCTTAAACCTGCCTTTAATCACATTGCTGGCAGGCTCTTTCTTCTGCGGTTCTGCAGACTTCTTGATGAAATCAGAGAACTTCTTCACTTTCTCACTTCCTTCCTCTCGGTGCAGCCACTTCGATATACTCGATAGCGCAGGCACATCTCGGGTGTGCAGGTGGTAACATATGTTGTCCTGCAAACAGAACCTTTCCTTTGAAATCAAAGTCGGAGTCCATATCTACCTCAGTACCTTCCAGCGCATTGCAGATGTCGCACACCGAATCGTCTCCGGATGTACTCCATCTCTTTACCATCGTTCCAAGATACCCTTCGCCCTGTGCCTGGCGTATGCCTTCATCGGCTCCACGGTTATAAGCAAAAGCACTCTCGGTCTGAGCGATTGTGAATGCCCTGGCCCGGTGCTGTTTCTCTGCATATTTCTGAGAAGCGTCCAATGCCTTCCGGCGGATGCTCTCAATCTTCATTCTCGGATGCTCTTTTCGCATCGTAGCCACGATATTGTCATAATACCTGGCGTTTGCTCTTGCGTCACCCTCTGTCAGACCGATGCATGGACGAATGAGCCTTGCCAGTTCATCTACTGTATGGCTCTCTCTCATTTTCTTTTCCAGGAGTGCCGCTATTGCGTCCTTCTGTTCTTCTGTGCATCGGGTAACAAACTCAGCTCCTCTTTCACTGATCCAGTCGAGAACGCCAGGTGTCTGAGTGTTAAACTCAAAAGCGAGACCGTCCAGGATTGGTTGCCCGGTTGGTCCCGCTGCTATTGCCTGCGTCCACATTGACTGTAATCTCTCGGCAACAAGCACTGAGTAATCCTGTTGCCAAGCCTCTAATGTCTCTTTGCTGAGGCTTCCGTCCGCTACTGCCTTTCGGAGTTCCTGGTACGTGATGGCATCCTGCTGATCCTGCCAAAACCCGCATAGGATTTCAACCGGTTCGTCACATTCGTTCTGCAGGTACTCTTCAAGTCTGCGTAGGACTTCTTGACTGCCCGGTGTCTTTGCCTTGCGTATTCGCTTTGGCCGTATGAACCTTATTGCCATTTGCACCGCTCCTTCCTAATCGCCGTTTAGCAGCTTCCACCACATTATCGGGGATTTCTTCGCCCTCGCCGTTTTCATCGCTTCCTGCGGCTGTCTCAGGTTCCGGTGGCTGGTTCTGCTCTGCCTGTTGCTTACGCCGCTGGTCTATCGTCCTGTCGTCCGTTGTTCTCTCCGGCAGGTGTCCGACCTGGCGAATGTAATCTTCTAGTCCGTCGTCCGGTACCAGGATTCCGATGCCGGTCATATCCTTGATGAATGCTGCAACCTTCGTTACATCCACATCCGCAATATCGCCGTGGGACATCTTCGGGTACTCCGTGATGCCTGCAAAATGCTCGCCGTTAATGTCAATCAGCGGCGGAATGCCCTGGCTGTTGAACGTCTCGCAGATCATATCCAGGAATGCGCCAATCGCCATAGCGAACAGCTCTGTCTTATCGGAACTCAACGCCCAAGAACCGGTCTCTGAATGCCCTAAGAAAATAAAGTCCGCTAACACCGTCATTGCAATTCGGGTATCGTAGCGGTTGATAATCGCATTCGTGTCAAACTGTCGGGTACCGCCGGAACTTAACAGCTCCAACTCGTAGCCTGCAGGAAGTACAACACCTTCCATCTCGTCTCGGCGAATGCTCTTTACCATATTTTCCAGGGCGATGCGGGTGCGCTTATTCTCGTCGATTGCATCATCCCAAATATCCAAACCTTCCGGGGCGTGCATTACCGGGAGCCCTGCAAGGTCTCTCTCAATGCCGATACCTTCAATCTCCTGGATTCGCCTCTTGAAGTACCAGGATCGATAGGCATTTCTCAGAATACTTCGCCCTTCCGGATTGTTCTTCCTGCTCTTTGTACGGAACAGCAACGCCTTACTCATTGGTATCGTGTACGTTCCGAAGTCCGGTGGCGGCATCTGAGTCATTCCCAGCAGATTGTCCTCGTTGTCGTATTCCCATCTGTAGAGCGTTTCCTGCGCTCTGATAGGCAACTTCTTCCATCCAATCAAACCATCCGTGTATTTACTCTTCGTGGTTGGGTTCTTCGTATTTCCCATACGGCGCTTATACACGATCTCGTGGAAGCTCCAACCGTAAGTGAGGAAAGATAAGATTTCCGAAATTGTGTCCGTCCAGGTGTCCTGCATATCGTGCATACAGCTTTCTACGAACTCTGCAGCCTCTTTGTCCTTTGCGGTGTCGCCTCCCGGCTCTACATTCCAGTCGCACTGTCTTACCAGCATCTCGATAGCGAAGAGGATCGCACCTACCACATCGTCATTCTCAGACATTTCACGGTAGACCTCTATTCCTCGTGTGCCTCTCAGTTCGTGAAGGAACTCTTCGTAGATTGTTCCTCCGTAGCGTCGCTGACCTATGCGACCGATTTCTTTGTTAGCCATCTGTTCTCACCTCACTTATTCCAATAACTGCTCTTGCCTAACTGGCTATCCTTAGGCGGTGCTGAGTATGTAGCACCACTCTCTAACTCCGTAAATGCTGACGAACTTGCATCCACCATATCCTTGAATTTGGACTGTGGGAAGTTCTCACACTCGTTGAAATACTCTTCATTCCACGGTGCAATCAGCACATCGACATTGCCTTTATCCATGCCTTCAAGTCCTAACCATTGTGCTGAGAACGGTTCTGCTCTCGTTACCTTGTCTCCGGACTCTTGAATGCACTTAACAGTAAAACCGGCCAAGAGCTTCATAAAACTCTGTGCCTGGTCTTTACCTGCCTGGCCCGGGTCCTGTGGAAGTCTTGTTGCTACCCTTCCGTATTTCGCCCTGTCGGCTATGCAGGTCTGCTTTATAATTTCTCTCACATCTGACGAACTCAACCGGCGATTGATAACGTCGGCCACAATATACCGTCCGTTTCTTCTCTTTCCGATCAGCACGCCTGCTGTGTATGCCGGGTCTCCCTTTTCATCCTCAGATGTTGCCGCAAGGTCCCAGCCTCTCGCCCACTTGATAACATCGGGCGGTATCTCTTCCAGCATATTTACCTTTACTCGCTTGAACATCAAGCCTGCGGCGGCTTTAATCTTCCAGTTGCCATGCAGTAGTCGCTCTCTCTGCACAAGAGCCATCGCCTGCAGGTTGGCTAAATACCCTGGGTCATTCTTCATCAGAATTTTGTTATCATGCAGCGTACTCGCAATGAACGTCACGCTCTTAGGCATCGTCTCAGCCTGTTCCGGCTTGACGCCGTTCTCGATAGCTCCCTGCACTGCCTCTTCTCTGCTGTCGAACCAGGTAACAACCTCGTTCAGTCGCACCATCCAGCGGATCACTCCCGACCGTTCCGGTATCGGGTAGCCAGTCTCTTGGTTTATCCACCAGGAAATGAACTCAGCAACCCAAGAGTCTGCGTCCGGGTTGCAGGTGGCTCGTACATACGGCTTTACACCGGAATCTGTACGGTTTCGAGACAGCATATAAAAGAACTGGTACTCGCTAAAGTGCGTCAGCTCGTCAAATCCTATCATCGTGAGCTGTGAACCCTGCCAGTCGTCGCAATCTTCATCACGTCCGAGGTGGGCGAAATTGACCGATGCGCCTCTTTTGAAAGTCCAGTGTAGTTTTGGTGTCTTTAACGGCTGGGAACCTTTCACGTAGCGGTAAATCTTTCGTGAACTATCCCATAAGCCTCCTGGAGATGTTACCTGCGTGTAGTCACGTCGGAAGATAGTTGCGTTGTAGTCCGGATTGTTCATGTACCGAAGCGGCTCTAACAGCAGTCCAAAGGTTTTTCCTCCGCCTGCAGCGCCTCCATAAATGCAAATATCCGCAGAGGTCGCTAAAAACATTTCCTGCGGTCCTTTCTGCGGAGCTAATACGATTTTCTCTTTCATCAATCGTCCCTCCCATTATCCGGAAGGTAAATCTGAACCTCCGCATCGTTGTCGCTGGTCTGATCCACATAGTCCTGTGGTCTATCCTGCCAGCTGTCTCTCTGCCGGTTCTTCAACCAAAATATCTGAGCCGTGACATCCGGCGGTACGTGTTTCTTGGTCTTTTCAATCTTGACCGGTTTCACATTGCCGTCCTTGTCATACTCAATGATTTTCTTCTCTTCCTCGTACTCATAGCCGGTAGCTCTCTCGTAGAGACTCCTTATTACCTTCGCATCTGATACGCCTTTACCTTCTCCAAGCGCCTTGCCGAATGATTCGTGTTCCTTGGCCCATCGCATAATGGTTCGTTCGGAGACTCCCATGGCAAGGGCGATCTCTTCATTGGTGGCACCCATTGCAGCCAAAGACCACGCCCAGTTATCGTGGTAAGGGGCATTGTATTTTGGCTTAGCTGCCATACATTAACTACCTGCCACTGAGGTAGTCAGCACATAGGTACTCGATCAGTTGCCACCTGTTCTTACTCGTGATTGTCCCTTCCTTCTCAGCTTTCTTGATTGCCTGCTGAATAACGGAAGCGGACTCACCCGGTACCGCATTACTGCCAAACAGTTTAGCGAGGTAGGTCCATTCTCCTTCCTCTGTGAAACCGCAGTCGTCCATCTTCTGAGCGGCGTTCTCAATCATGGAGTGGATAGCCGCACCGACGTTTCGGATGTCCGTAAACTTCTGATACTTGCTAAGTGTCTCCACAAATCCCTTGCACTGCTCGTAGGATGCCACGCCCACAATGTCCGGGGCCTTTGATTCCAGGTCTTTAACCAGTGCGTCCATATCCTTTACCTGGTGCGGAAGGAATGTAAACGTCACATTCTTAAAATCAAACTGAACCGCAGGACTCAGCATCTTGTCGTACTGTTCCAGCGGTTCTTCCATGATCTCCTTGCCGACGAATGACTCAATCATATCGTCCACATCGTCTATCATCTTCACGATTTCTCTCAACGTACTGTCGTCGTCGAAACCGGAAATTGCATTGTGTGCCAGCTGCTTTGCCGCAATCTTGCTTCGTGAGAGACCGGACACATCAACAATAGCGATGATTTCCTTCATCTCTGCAGCACGTGCGCTCTTTACTCTGTGGTGGCCGCTGATGATTTCCAGCTTGCCATCCACCAAAACAAAAAGAGGCAGGCTTTCCAGCTGTCCTCGCTTCTTGATATTAGCGGTCAACTGATCCTGCATTTCGTTTTTCATTATCCTGGCGTTGATGTCCTGCTCCTTAACCTTATCCAGCGGAACCTTGGCAATCACCAAGCCGGAACCCATATCATAGATTACTTCGCATCCTTCGATTTGCTGGATGCCTTTGCTCTGTTCTTCTGCCATTCGTTTTCCCTCCTTAGCCATTCTTGAAGCGTCTGCTGTTCGGTTCTTCCCTCTACTAGTTCAGCCTCATACGTGAGCTTGTAGCCGTTCTTCTTGTCCTCAACCCTGTTTACCAGTTTCATGATGCCTCGTACCTCTTTGTTCTCCGGGTACCTGGTAAGCATTGCGGTGCGCATCTTTGTGACCTTCTCCTGTTCGATATTGTCCAGGAGTGTATCTACAAAATCTCTGTTCTGCGCCAGCATATAACACAGCCTGCCGAGGCGGTATGTCTTGTGTGGCACCTTCATCACGTACCAAACGAATACGCTGTCTGCCGCCATCTTCGAGATGCCGAATACCCCAGCCACATAGCCATCAATCAGCAATGCCCTGTTGAACGTCGCCGATGAACCGACAAAATTGTGAGTCCATAACTCTCTGTAATACTGAGCCTCTGCTGACTTAATCGGGATAACCTGTACCTTGCTATCTTCCCGGATCACATAATCTCTCGGAAGCATACTGCAGTCTAACGGCTGTAACTTACTCTCTGCCGGGCGCTTTATCTTCTTACCGTTTGCCAGGGCGGTTGCCTCTTCCTCCCGGTTCGTAGTGATGTAAGCATTCAAATCTGCTCTCGTGCCGGAGCGGGCGTATATCGTATATCCTACGGCTTCGCCTACTCTCTTCTCCTGGTAGCAGATAACCAACGCCTTCGCATCCATGCAGAGGTCGTAGAACTGCTGGTGTCCTGTCTCCGGGTCAAACAGTTCATACGGCGGTTCCTTCCAGGTCATCTTGCCCTGTGTGTCGTAGAACTTCTCATAGCCGGAGAAGTAGGTCGGTGGATTTGCAATAACCAAAGCGTGCGGATCGTCCAGTACCTCTTTCAGATGCTCCCACATATCCAACGGTCTGTAGCTCATGCCACCTAGCAGATTCTTGATTACCTCTATCTGCCGATTGATACTCTCGATGTGTTCCTCTCGTCTGAGGCGTAGGTCTGTGAGTATCTGATAGAAATAATCATTGCCCGCATTCTTCGAGGTTCTGAGGTACAGCTGCGCATACAATGCCGTTGCCGGGTCAAGAAGCTCTTCGTCACTAAAGCCTTGTGCGTGGATTTCCAGCGGCTCTAATGACTGGCCGGTAATCGCATACCCGAGAACTGTTGACATCATATTGACGTCGCTGGTCTCGATCTGCTCCGGCTTAAACCCATTCTGTACTGCCAGGTTCGCCATTGCAAAGGTGCCAGCACATGGCTCAACAAACCTTGTATATCCGGACTTTGCTGCAGTCTCTATCAGAGTAACAAGAAACTTCTGCTCCGACGGACCTAAGCACCCCAGGAACATTGCTCCCGGATCCATAAAAAATGCCATATCCTTGTCTCCTTCCCTAAAAATTGTTCAATATATACAAAAAGCCGAGGCGGCTCCCTGGTACTGACCCGGGGATTTTTGATACCTGCCTCAGCATATTGCACAAAAAAGACCTCAGACCCGAAGGACACTGAGGTACGTTCCGTGATAACAAATAAGGCACCGTACCCTTTCGGATGCGATGCCGTTGTTTTTGGACCGGAACCCTGCGATGAACAGGACCTTAACTATGGAATAGCCACGTGCTACTTACACCAGTTCCGGATGTTATGATTAAATCCCTGCCAAACCAAACAAACTCAGCTGCTCGTAACCAGGTTCTTCCTTCCTGGCTTCGACTGCCTTTTTGACAGGTTCCTTGCTTTCTTTCTTGACTGCAGGCTTCTTGACCTTCGGCTCTGACGGATCGTATAGCTCCTCAATCAATTCCCCGGTCTGTTCCGCCCACCATTCAGCGAATACAGTTCTGTGGCACCAGTCGCCCGGCACTCTCACATCTTCGTAGCAGAGAAGCACAAGCTCTTTCCCTTCGGCTCTTGCCTCTTCGTCCATTTGCTGTACCATGTCAATGATTCTGTCTGTACCGATACCTTCCAACTTCTCGTAATATGCAGGCTTGAACCTGTCAAGCTCCATATTTAGCATATAGCCTTTCGGTGCCAGCGAGTAGCACTGCTTTCTCAGCGTGTACCCCAGCGGAAACTTCGGTGTTCCGATGCTTATTCCTACCGGGTAATACTTACCGCTCTGTAACTCCTTATTGCTATACCTGCTAATCCAAATTGCCATCTCAATCACTCCTTTTATGCTGGTTGTTTATAGTTTAATTATACTATACAGACCTGCCTAAGTACACTGAAATAGCCTTATTTAACCGATTGTTCATATTTCCTCTTCGGCTAACTGGCAGGGATTTCGCCCTGCCGTGCCTGCCGTTGGGAAGAAATACAACTGGCTATTTTTAGGGGTGACATTTGGGTTATCGGCTAATTAGCATATTACCACTTGGTAATTCTTTATGCAACCTACTCATTTTCTACCAGGTTGTTTTACAGCCACAGGGAGCGTTTAGAAATCCGCACCCAGTAAGTAAATAGCCACAATGCCACATGCTATTCCTATGTCCTTGTAGACGGTCTTATCGCTTATGTTTTCTACTTCCGAAATCTCCTGCACCGTATAAGGTTTTTCGTCCAGGTACATCATGCTTAACTCTCTGTAACGGCGCTTCGCCTCTTCGCTTCCGCTCTTTTCACACTCCTCACGGTACATTTCGGTCGCTTTTTCTATCCGGAACACACAGTATAAATCCTCTTCACGCTTGCGCTCCGTATCTTTGATTGTCCTCTCGGACTTTCCTGCTATCTCTCTTGTGTTTCCCATAAGGTCCTCAATGAACTTCCATCTCAGTTCTGCCTGCTCCTCCGGAGTGAACTGCTCTCCATCCGATAATGTCGCCTTGATTCTTCTGTACGAGCTGAGCAGTTTCTTTGTCTTTCTGACTTTGCTATCTTCCTTCTTTCTCCTACGCTCTTCCTTCTTCTGCTCTTCCTTGTATGCCCTTACACCTTCCTTGGCACCGATAGCAGCTATTTGGTTGATCTGTTCCTGCGTTAGTGGGAAGATTGCTTCGCCCTTTGCCTTCTCCTTATTCTCCGTTGCCATAATGTCGCCTCCTTGACTTTTCTCGCATTTGCGAGTATAATATTCTCAGTCACGAGTCGTTCCTATCAAAGGGGCGGCTTTTCTTTTTCTCAACGGTTTCTTGCCTTGCAGGTGGCAAAGTGTGATATGTAGCCAAAGCCTTCTGCGCTCTCGGATGATACCTTATCAGCACATACGACCTCGCCTTCCGGCGTAACTATCTTCTCCTTTGCCTTCACTCCTGCTCCTGGCCTGCGGTAGCTGATCATCGTAGGGTCTACCGGCATATTCTTTCCAGCCTTTGTCTTAACCCACATAATATGACACCCGCAGTTCCTGCAAGTCCCGAACGGATCATGGGACCTCATGGGATTTTATCACTCCTTTCTTACATCACATTCCATTATTGCTCTCCTATATTCCAAACACTATCAAAGCTACTATTCCCGCTATAAACATGATCGGTGCCAGGACGATAAACAGTACTGCTCCTACCGTTCCTATAAACTCGCCTACCCTTGTTTCGTCGCAGGTATCTATACCACCACATATGAAATACTGGCCTTCGCCCGTTTCCGGATCAATTACTCTATCGCAACACTTTCCATTGCATCCATACATTTGTTGCCGCCTCTTTACCGCTTCCTCTTCGGTCTCTTTGTGCCTTCGCACCTATTTCACCCCCCCCGCTCAATTTTCTTCAATTCTTCAATGCTGATGATTCTGCAGTCCGGGAGCATGATGTTCGCATCTCCCAGGTTGACTGCAGTACCTTCAATTCTCATTTTTGGATAGCTCACCAGCACCGAGCATTCCTGCGCTATTCTATATGCGTTATCTGAGATAATCTTCCGGACTCTCTTCTGATCTGCTACTGAGGTTCGCTTACCGTTGACCGGTATCTTCCGGAACTCAGTCTGCATCTCAGTCTCTCCTTTGTATATCCGCTCATACACGTATAAGAAACCTCTTGCCATATCGCTTATCCTTTCTCTTCGTCCGCTACAATCTTTGCCTTTTCTCCGGTACCTTTGATCTCAAACATCACGCCAGGCTTCAAATATGCGATTGCTACCGGATGTCCAAAGAAATCCTTTGCAGCTCTTCTCAGTTTTTTCTCATACTTTGCCATCTTCTTTGCAGCGTGCGCTCGTACCCACTCTCTCGCAAATTTTGCCTGTTCCATATCACTCTCCGGTGTATTCATATTGCCTCCTTACCATTCATCAATGTCTATCCACTTATCCGTATCTTTTTCCTTGACTTCAAAATGATACTCGTCGTGTTTGCATTCAGCTCCTAATATATCCGTGTACCTTGTGCTAATGTATGACCTTATCTCTATCCCATACACCTTGCCTACATACTTTAACTCTTTGTCTATAGCCTCTTTTATTTCTTCCGATTTACTGTAGTAGCTGTCACCGGTTGGATTCCCGAACCTTTCTGCCACTCTGTTGCAGGAAGCCAGCACTCGCATCCTGATTGTTTGTTTCCTTATCTGTTCTTTAAGTTCGTCTTTGACGATTGCACGTATTCTTTTTTCAGATAGCATATTATCTCCTATTCGATTTCTTGATTTTCTCAATTTCCTGCAAGGAAGGTTTGCCTACGCACTTCTCCATGCCAGCCGCCAGTTCCTTTGCTCCTGGGTTGTTCTTCTCGACTTCATCTGCCAGGTGGCGCAGGACTAAAACTATCAGCCCCGCATCGTTCTTGGCGTATGGAGATATGCTGTCGATAACCCTCTCTGAGTAATACTGCAGACCGTGGCTCACCAGGTTCATTGCCTGCTTGGTCTTGCCCTTTGCAATCAATTCATTGCCTCTGTCTACATAACTACTCACTCTTGGCTTCATCAGTCCCATATCTACTCCTCCGGATCTTCGTAATCGTAACCTTCTGTGTCTGCATCGCCCAGGATGTCGTCGGTAATATCCTCCGGCTCTTCCTCGTTAGGTTCCTCGGCTGGTGTATCTCCCGGCTCTTCACCGTTCTCTTCCGACTGTGTTTCTTCCTCTGCAGGCTGGGTGTCTGTTTCCTCTTCCTCCGCAGGCTTCTCTTCGTCTGCCGGTCCAGGTAATGCCGGTCTTACGTCTGCATCGATGTATGTACCGTCGATAATATCCTCGTTGCCTTCGCCTTCCTGCTTCTGATCCTGCATAAAGTCTGAGTCGAAAATCGTTCTCTGCTGGGTGTTCGCAATCGGCTGCAATACATAACAGCCGGTCTCTTCATCCATAACCATCTCCATCTCGTTGTTGAGATTTCCACCTTTCTCGTCGGTAATCTTTACTGCAGATGTGACCTTGTGCTTGAACTGCGGCTTGCTAATCTCCCTGGACTCTCCCTTGATATTCGGGTCGTAGTTCGGGATAAATTCCTTCACCATGGTAACGTCAATCTTAATTGTCATACTTCCTTCGTTGGACTGCTTCTCAATCATGTTTCCAAGAAGTCTCTGCAGAACAAAATTCATATCGTGCTTCATATTCTCGAAGGTATTGCTGTCGAAATCCAATTTCTTGTCAAAATCATTCATCACTTACTCTCCTTTGCAATCTTGCCGTATTTGATATTGTTCTCATTCATAAAAGCAATCAGTTTTCCCAACTGTTCCTTGGTTCCGTCTGCAAAGAAACGTACTCTGTACTTCTTTTCCTGCTTAGGTTCTTCCTTCGGAGCGAACGGATCAACTGCCTGCTCTGTCGGTGCCGCCTGCGCCTCTCTAGCTATTGCCTGGGAGAATGCCGATCTCTCAATGGACTCGATTACCTTACCAATTTCGGACTGAGGTTCTGTCTGTTCGACTTCTGCGGCGGCTTCCTGTGCTTTCTTAGCTTCTGCCGCTTTACGCTCCTCTTCTTCTGCCTCACGCTTTGCCTGCTCCTCAGCTTCCTTCTGCTTGCGGATTTCTTCCTGGCGTTTTCTCTCGGCCTCTTCCTCAGCCTTACGGCGCTTGTCCGCTTCCAGTTTTTCTTCCAGGTCTGCCAGCCTCTTGTTCTCTGCCATGGCCTTGCTGAGGTCCATGGTCTTGATGTACACATCCTTCGCATTCAGCTTATACTTACTATCCAGGCTGTCGATAGTCTCCAAATCCGTCTTAACCGTGTCGATCTTGTCCACGATTTCCTTCTGTGCGGTTGCCAACTTATATGTCTGATTAAGGTAACGGCTGTCGAAAATCTTTTCAAACGGCAATACCTCGGCCAAATCTCCAATATTTTCATCGTAGGTAGCCTTGATAGCCGCTTTCTTTTCTTCCTTCTGCTTCTCCTCGAACGCCTTTACCTGCTGGTCGATCAGTGCGACCGGCTCATTGATAAGTGCCGTGATTTCCTTTAACTCTGCCTCGAACACTGCATAAGGCTCATTGATGATGTTCTTTACCTGCTTTCTTCTCTCCTCAATAGCCTTAATGAGCTTGTTCAGCTCTGCCCTGTCATTCTTCGCTGCCTTAATGTTTTCCTCTGTGTAAACCACATTCTCGTAACCAGCAATCTTGGCTCTTACTGCAGCCTCCAACTCTTCCTTGTTCCACTGAATGCGTCTGAGGAAACCATCCTCTGTCGGGTTAATCAGTCTGAACTCCATTTTCCCTGCCGGTACTACCGCTGTCTCAACAACTTCTGCTTCCACTGTTTCAGTTTTCTTTCTTCCTGCCATTGTCTACCTCCTAAATTTGATCCGGTCCTACGACCTTTATCATCACATCAACCCTCGGCGTTTCTGAGTAAAACTTCCTTACCTGTGCATCCACGACTGCCGAATCATCGTGGTACGCTACCAGGTTTAGACTGTCGCAAACAATCTTGCCGATATTATCCCAGTCCGGCTTCTTGGTTGGTCTGATCCTGTGTTCCAACATTTCCCTGCGCTTCTTCTTGCTGGTGGACTTCGGAATTTCGTAATATGCAATTATCCTTACATCCAGCATTGCCCCTTCCGGAAACATCTTTCCTTTGGCTGCTTCGTTGTAAAACAGCTTCACCAGGTTTTCATAACTGGTGGTCTCTTTCGGGGTGTACGTCTTAACATACGCCCCAGCTCTTGAAAACTTCGGTCTCTGTTTCCCGAATGGCTGTCCTGGTATTGTGAAACGAATCTGCTTCATATCTTCATCCACTTTCTGCCTCCTATGCCTTGTCGCCAATCTCGGCCGACATCTTATCCGTCACCTTCTTGGCTGTCACCTTCGTTTTTCCGCTTGTTGCTTTGTAGAGTTCTGACTTATCTGTGCCTTCCTCCACATACACCTTCAAGTAGTAATCTAACTGCTTTCCGGTCTCTGTCTTTTTTCTCTTTCCTGGCCCGACGGTATAACCGTTCTCGTGCAGGATTGCCGTAACCGTCTTGCGATCTTCCAGCTTGTCAATGCTGATTTCTGCCACCTTAATCAATCCCATGCTGTCATTCCTCCATTAAATTCTTCATGGCATCGAACCTCTTCGACGCCGCCTTTTCTCTCCAACTTCTGCCTGCAAACCTTACCGGAAAGCACATCTCAAATATTCTGTCATAGATACGTCTGTATCGGATGTCCTCTGACTCCTGCATATCCTTCAATGTCATATTCGTAGTGAGGATCAACGGCTTTCCGGATAAATACCTGCTGTCGATGATGTTGTACACCTTCTCTAACGCATAATCGGTACTTCTCTCTGCTCCCAGGTCGTCGATAATCAACAGCTTTGCCGCATTCAGTCCCGCCATTATTCTTTCTTCCTCGTCTGGGTTGCCCTGGATGTTCTGCAGTATCTTCACGAATGATGTCATAACCACCGGGATCATCTGATTCAGCAACTCATTCGCAATGCAGGCGGCCGTGTAACTCTTCCCGGTTCCGACCGTCCCCCAAAACAACAACCCTTGGCGTTTCTCATACATTTCGTCAAACCTTTTCACGTAATTGCCTGCGAGGTTGTAGATTTTCTGATTGTCTCCGTCCACCTGGTATCCGTTCAGCCTTGCCGCTTTCAGCTTGGCGTCCATAAGGCTGCTGGCTTTCAATCTTTCCAAACGCTGCATTTCCTGTCTCTTCTTTTCTTCCTCTTCCTTGCGTTTGTTCTCCTCAACCTTGCACTTACAGATACATGGAACAATTATCTCCCTGCCGCCGGTAAAATCCGACGCTGGCAACCTGGTCTGCTTTTTGGTTCTGCAGACTCCGCAGTAAAGCAGTCCGTCTTTTCCGATGTAGTCGCCCTCATTCTGCTCTGTCTCGAATGCTTCTGCAGGTAAAACCTTCTGCAAATCCAAATTCATCGTCACTCACTCCTTCCGAACGGATTCTCGTTGTCGTCGTACTCTGCTTCGCTCTGTGCCGGCTTGTCCTTTGGCAGATAGTCCAGGAACGGCGTTGACTCTCCTAAGAATGTCTTGCCATGCTTTATGTACATTGTCTCTGTTCTCTGCTTCTTACACTGTGCCGCATAGTTCTTTACCGCTTTATACAACTGCTCGTGGGAGAAGCCATCTTCCAGGCGGGCCTTATACTTCTTGTATGCCTGCCCTTTATCAACCTTCCTCGGGTATGCCTCCCACAGTTCCTCGAAATCCGTGGTGTAATTACCAATCGCCTTGTTTGACTTCTGTTCTGCAGGCAGTACCGGTTCTTTCGGCTCCGGAAGTTCCGGCGTTTCTGTGCTTTCTCCTGCCAGTGCTTCCTTCTCGGCCTTCATGCGGTTGTAATATTCTCTCTGCCTGTCAGCCTCACTGGACGACTGGCCGATGAAGTTCTGAATATCCATCATGTAGATTGCTCCGTTATCGAGCATCTCGATTAAATCCAGCTTCTTGAATACATCCAACGCTTTCTCGACGGTGCCTACCTGGTGCCCTGTCAAAGTTGCCAGGATTTCCGGCGTGTACGGAATCACATTTCTATACATCAACCTGCCGGAATTGCTCAGGCTTTTCAGATAGAGTTTCAGCAGGATATTACTGTATAAATATCCGTCCTTCATGCTCTCTAAAATCTTCATCTCGTCCGTGTCGAAAAAGTCCTCTTTCAGCTTTAGGTAGTAATACTTTCTGTTGTCTGCCATTCAGTCACCGCCTATCTCCTTAAATGCCTGCTGTTAAGTCCATAATCGAGATCGGCTTCTTTAAGACTCTGTTGTGTCTGCAGCAATCGCACAATTCGCATCTGTCCGGCTCAACCTCTCCATTCTTAACTCTGAGGATTCTCGGCATATTCATCTCTACCATGTGCAACGCTTCCTGCAGATAGTTGTCTGTTACGTGGATAATGCGGATGTCCGGCTCTGTCTGCTTCGTTGCTCCTGCAATGAAGAACGGCAGCTTCTCGCCGGTATTCTGTCTCACGATTTCCTGGTAGACCGCACCCTGGATGTCGTAACCCCAGTAACGGACAAAATCGAGGTAGCCGATGTCTTTTACCCACTTCAAATCTGTAATGGATGCCATGACCTTCAAATCAACGATAGCCACTCCCGGAATGTATGAGTCCATCTTGATCTTCCACTTCGCCCCGAACAGTTCTCCTGTCATAATGACCTGCTTCTGACCGCTCATATACTTCATGAAGTATTCGTCTCGCTCGATACGGGCGATGATCTCCTCTGCCTGCTTGAAGTTTGCCTTTAACTCTCCCTTCTGAGTGAAGATTTCCGGATTGTCCTTCTTGAACTGATCCAGGCTTCCCTCAAAATAACTGTCTACATAGCTTCCTACCAGCAACGCTGTACTCTTTTCATCCTGCCAGCGTCCGTTAAGTTTCTCCATTCCATAGAACTCACAAGGCATCTTACCGTAGGTTCCGGCAAAATCCTTATACCCCGATACGCTCATGTACTCCTGGTTAGCCTCCTGGCTATAATAATTTTCTGATGTCAGCTGCATTCTTCTTCCTCCTATTCAACCTCTTCCAAATCTAAGCCACCAATCTGCTGTTCCTCTTCTTTCTGCTCGATCTTATCAAACGGGTCCTGCGCCTCTACGATGTCCGGCTGGTTGTCACCGTAACTTCCATCGCCATCCTCGCCGTAAACTTTCTGATCGTCCTGGATTGCTCTCTGCATATCCACTGACAACATACCCCACTTGCTAAGAAGCATCTTAATAACCGTCTTTAATGCCATTGCCTCAAAATCTGTCGTCCACTTGCTGCCCTTCTTGTTGTTTTCCAAGTCGTATCTATACGCCGTCGAATACTTGCGGGCATGGTTATCTACTTCTGCTGTTGTCATAAACAGTTCTTTTCTGAAACCGGTTAATAACTTAAAGCAGGCATAATAACCGGCAATATTTTCCGATTTTCCTTCGGCTCTCTGCGTGCATTTTGAAAAATCTTTCACAAACTCAACCTCTCCTGTGATCGGATTGTATGAAACCAGCTCATCCTTATAAACAACAGAGCAGTTCATTTTTTCATAAGATCCTGAGCGGATCGCCAACTGGATAAATCCCTTATACATCATCTGAAACTGTGCTTCCGGATGTTTCTCCCATTGTTTCGTCTGCGGATTGTACTTATTGTTGTTGTAAGGCACGATTGCCGCAAACCCTAAATTGCTGTCAATCGGCAAATCGTAGGTTGCTGCCACAAACGCCGCACTCATGATCGTTGTTGCCGGGCATTTCTTTAACTGTGCTGATCCAGCAACCACATTCGTAATAGATGCCAAAAACTGCGGTGCTTTCTGCCCTAAGACTTCCGTAAATTTCTTCTTTACTGCATCCTGGGAAATCATGCTCTTAACCTGCGCTGCTACACTTAACTGCGTTCCCTGCTGTGTTGCCACTGCATTCTGTTCTGCCATACTACCTTTCCTCCTTTTCTGCTTCCGTGAGACTTTCGCCACACAACTTTAATATTTCTTCTGCGCTCATATCATCCACGCATTCTTCACAAATCTTCCCTTCCGGAGAATCCCAAAACTTATCTCCTGCCAGGATTCCATACCCGCATTTCACACATTCGTGAACCGGTACCGGCTCCGGTGCGTTCGGGCATCTTGGATGGCATGGGTTCATACCGCATTCTGCACACATATTCCTTCTGCCTCCAATCTTCTCAAAAACGTCGTAGCATTTACCGAGCATCTGAACAGATAGTTCTTAACCTCGTCCTTGAATAACAACGGCAGGTATTCCTCTCTGTTCTCAATCTTGCATATATCCATCTTCCGGTTGCACAACCATAAGATTTGCTCAGCCTCTTCATCTGAGATGTGAATTTCTTTCTCTCTGTACTCGTCTACGATTTTCTGCAACTCTTCGCTCATAGGTTTTCTCCTCTCTCCATTCTTCGATGAAGTCCGGCAGGTACATTCTCGCCTCATTTACAAAATATCCGACGATCATCACCACTGGTAAAACCAGCCACTCGCTGCCGTAGGCTTTATATCCTCTCTCGATGTACGCTGCTTCAACCGATACTTTTGTGAGGACCAGTCCCAGGCTTACCCAAAACCAATACAGTCTCACAAATCTTCTGACTTTCTTTCTAAATCTTCTCATACCACCTGTTCCTTTCACTTATAGAAGTAGTGCTTGCCGTACTTGAAAAGAAATTCCAAATTCTCGCTGTGCCACTTACTGTCGCTCTTGCTCTCAAAATACAAAGCATCCTGGCTTTCGTTCCAATGGTCTACCTGGATCAGCTTCAATGCTTCGTAACACTCCTCGTCCGGCTCTACTGCATCGTATCTTCCGTTTGCAACTGGACTGAATTGGTTCTTCTGAAAAATCACTTCCTCGATTGTGTCCGGGAACTCATTGCTCCAAACCCTGTTGAGGACTACCAGCATAACCAGTGCCTTTCCTTTCACACCTTCGCTCTCAGCTTCGGCCATCGCTATCTTACATAGCAGGTAGGAATCGTCCTTGTCCCAATCCATACTTGCAATCAACGGTTCTTCTGTCTCAACTGCCTTTGCTGTCTCCGTTGGCTGTGTTGCCTCTTCAACTTCCGGCGTATACGTCGTCTCTGCCACTTCCTCTGTGGCTATGTAGACCGGCCGGCTTTTTTCTTTCTCCTGCCCGAGCGTTTCTGAAATGCCACTGACTGCAAAACAGGCAGCTCCGACCATCGTTGCCATTCTTGCCGCAAACAATATTCTTCGCTTACTTGCTTTCTTCAATTCTGAACTCCTTTCCGGCGTTGCTCCGGCTTACTTGCCGTTCAAATACTTCTCTCCGGCAATTTTCATTTCGCTTATTACCTCTGCCATCTTTTCGAGCTGCCCAACGATTTTTTCCAAGGCTGGTAATTCATCCTTTGTGATTTTTCCATCTGCAGTTATCTCGATCAGACTGTCTCGCATATTCTTCAATGAATCCTCATTGAAGTTCTGCAAAAGCCTTAATGCAATTCCTTCTAAACTTTTCTCTTCGGTTGCCAGTGGTAGGAATCCGTGTACCGGGCATTCTCGCATACAGTACCCAGTAATCAATTCCGGGGCATTGTAGAGGTCAGCCATAAGCACCACCTTGTCCACCGGGACAACCTTCGTATTGCCAAGCTCATAATCTGCCAATGTTGAAACCGATATTCCCAACAGTTCTGCAGCTCCTTCACGGCTCCATAGTCTCTCGTTGTATGTTGCCGCCTTTTTCCTGGCCTGGAAATACATATTTGTGTTCTCGTTTGTAGGGCCTCTTCCCATTTCTTGTTACCTACCCTTCCGCTATAATTTACTTATCAGCTGGAACAGCGACCAGGTTGATTCCGAGCAGGTTATTCACCCCGCTTACGATTGCTTCGTTCATCATCTTGCCGTTAATTACCAGTGACAGCCGATCCCTGGAGACATCCAGCTGCTTCGCCAGCTCATTGACGGTCATGCTCTGTTTTACCAGTTCCACCTTCACTGTCTGACACCATTCATCGGACGGTGTTTCGGTTCTCTCCGGCAGTCCTTCCGTTCCAAGCACTTCGTTGATCTTCTCAGCGATTACCTTGTAACTTGAATTGGAATATCTGCCGTTGACTACCTGGGAAACAGTCGCATTGCTGTAACCGATTTTTTCGGCCAGCTGCTTCAATGTCATATCGTGGTCGATTACTGCTTTTTTAACAGCTTTGCCCCACTGTGATGTTTCCTGCTTCATGCTTGCGTTTCACTCCTTTCTCGCATTTGTGTAAAAACTATTTATCTTTTCTGATTTGCGTGCTATAATGTAAGTAAACCTCTTTACAAACTCGCAAACAGACGCACGAAATACAAGCACAATCTCTCGGCTCGCAACTTTGAGTTGTTTTGTATTTCATATATTTATTATAGCACGTATCTGCGAGTTTGTAAATGTTTTTACTCTTATTTGCGTATTATTTTTACCACGGAGGTTGCCTATGGAAATCATCGAAAGAATCACTGAAACCCTTGAAAAAACGGACAAAAAGGCTACTGATTTGTGCGACCGCCTCGGCATTCGGACATCTACGATGTCTACCTGGAAAACTCGCAATAGCGACCCGCCAGCGAAATACATCAAACCGATTGCAGACTTCCTGGGCGTGTCAGTTCATTACCTATTGACCGGCGAAGAGGCTCCTGCCCGCAAGCTCACCACTGCAGAAGAGGACGAACTTCTCGAATTGTACCGGGCATTGCCACAGAACAAACAATTTGAGTTTATCGGGGAACTCAAGGGATTTCTGAAAGCCTATACAGAGTCTCAGAAATACCTCGACAAAGAAAAAAGATTATCAGTTTAGAATGGTACCGACTTTACGCCCGGTACTGAGGAGATGTGCCTATGAATAACAAATACTTTGAGCTGGCACGCAATGAGGAGAGGTCCGGGAACGATGCCGCTGCATTACTTCTTTATCTCTCCTCTTTTTGTGACAGTTGCAATCGCGGCACCAGGAACCGCTCCTACGGTGTCGTAGCAAAGATCCGGCACCTGCAGCACCGGCTTATGCTCACTGACCTGCAGTTGTTCGGATTGGTTCACTCATACGGTCCGCTTACGGACTCTGAGTGCAAGAAACTTTTAGACTGTTCCATACGTGGTACCGGTATCTCCGGTTACGCCTATGGATATTAACAAATTCTCAGAGCGTCTTTCGCATTGTATGCAGGAACACCATTTGAACGGTAACGACCTTGCCGCTCTTTCCGGTGTGACTGCCGCTACAATCTCACGCTACCTCAATGGACTGCGAACACCGACCGTCGATAATGTCGTGCTACTGGCTGATGCCCTCGATGTGTCCGTAGATTACCTTCTTGGACGGCATAATGTCCCGGACGATAAAATGCTCGTGTCCTTGTATTCCATCGCTTCCAGCGACGATAAGCGTGTCCTATGGACGCTCCTGGAAAGATACGGAGGAAACCATGGAACAACTAAACGGCAATGAACCATTTACCCTGCATGGTTCCGGTACTTCTATCATGCTGCAGGATTTTTGGCGTTGGGCGTATTCTGATCTGCTCAACAATACCCACCGTGGAGTGCTTGCCGAATTTCTCGTACACTCTGCCTTGGAAACAAAAGACGTCGCACGTGCCGACTGGCTACCGTTCGACCTTACTTCTCCTTCCGGTCTCCGGATCGAGGTCAAGTCGTCTGCCTATCTGCAGGCGTGGACTCCGGAAGATGTGTTCTCGCAGATTAGCTTCGACATTGCAAAGAAATTTGCCTGGGATGGAGCTACCTACGCCTCTATGGCTATGCGTAACAGTGATTTATATGTGTTCTGCGTCTTTACTGCTCGTACACGTGACGTTTCAATTCTTGATCTCGACTACTGGGACTTTTATGTTCTGCCTACCTCGGTTCTTAACAAGAAGGTGCCGGAGCAGAAAACAATCACGCTCTCTTCCCTCCTCAAACTTGAACCAACAAAAACAGATTTCACCGGTCTGCCTGCGGCTGTGGAATCAGTAAGGTTATCGAATGAAGCTACCTAACGGCTATGGCAGTGTGACAAAACTTTCCGGAAACCGTCGTAAACCTTACCTGGCTCGTGTTACTCTCGGCTGGATCACGGACGAACAGACCGGAAAGACCGTACAGAACCGTGTTCCTCTTGGAACATTCAAGACCAAGAAGGAAGCTCTGCAGGCACTCGCTGAGTACGGAGCTAATCCTTACGATATACAAAATGCCGCTATGACCCTGGCGGAGCTCTATGACAAATGGACTGCAGCTTACTTCCCTACCCTGGAAAGCGAATCATCCTGCCGTACCATCAAGTCAGCGTGGAGTTACTGCCACGCCATTGCCGGAATGCGTGTTAAGGACCTGCGTGCCCGCCACATCAAGGGCATAATGGAAGATGGCTACATCATTCCTTCACGTGGAGCCAATAAGGGCGAAAAGGTGCTTGCGTCTGCAGGCACAAAATCCCGGATCAAGTCTATGTTTAATTTAATGCTGGACTATGCGCTCGAATATGAGCTTGTTGATAAGAACTACGCCCGCACATTTGAACTGTCGGACGACATCATCAAAGAAAAGGAAGAAGCAAAACGTGGCCACATCATCTTCCATGACTCAGAGATGCAGACGCTTTGGGAAAACGTCGGCAAAATCCGGTTCGTGGACTGGGTTCTCATACAGTGCTATATGGGATGGCGGCCGCAAGAACTCGCCATACTGGAACTAGAGGACGTGCATCTTGAAGAACGCTATATTGTCGGTGGTATGAAAACACAGGCCGGGCGACACCGTATGGTGCCTATCCACCCGAAAATATTTGACCTGGTTAAGAAAAACTACGACTATGCCCTTGAACTTGGAAGCCACCGGCTCTTTAATGATCCGGATTCTCCGAAGGGTGGCATGGCAATCACCTATGACAAATATGCCGGCCGTTTTGATAAGGTGGTCGCCGCTCTCAAGCTCCGAGACGATCATCGACCGCACGACCCTCGAATGACATTCATCACCATGGCAAAGAAGGCTGAGGTTGACGAATACACTATCAAAAAACTTGTCGGTCACAGAATCACCGACATAACAGAGGCGGCTTATACAGACCGTGACTTAGAATGGCTCAGAGCCGAACTGGAAAAGATACCGTAACCCTCGTGGTTGCGGTATTTCCGCATTCTGCAGGTAACCGAAAAAGTGTTACCTTCTCCATGTTTCCTACTTGTTACCTACCGGTTTCCTACTTTCCCATTTTCACCACTTTTTACACCATCTCACACCCAATTTCATTTTTCCACTTCCAGGCACCAAAAAAGTACCGCAATCGCTGTGATTACGGTACTTCCTGGGTTTAACGTCTTTTCAATTTGTAAAGTCTATTTAGAACTTTCCAGCCTCGGCTGCTTCCTGAACATAAACTGCAGCCCCGCTATTTACTGGGTTCACAAGCCCTTTTGCGTGTTACATGCCTATTACTCAGCCGCAGCGGTGCTATTTTGTACTTACTCGTTAAGCCGTCCTCGTAGCGTTATAAGCGCCTCTCTAACGCTCTCTGCAGTAATAGCCTCTTGGCACTTTCCGCGCTCTCTTGTGCGCTCTATGTCCTCTTTAAAGAACGGGCACAAATCGCAGCCGCTTACAATCTGGCAAGCTGCATTTGCTGTGATGATCTGCTGCGCTTCGATTTCTCCCATAACTGCCATGCTCTTACCCCATGCGCTTGTTTACGATAGCCTGTGCTGCTTTGTATGCTGCTGCGCCGTACTTGGCTGTGATGTTCTCGCGGCGTTCTGGATTGCTGCCCCATGCGCCGTTTATAATCTCCTGTGCCAGTTCTTCGGTGCTCTTGCTTGGCTTTGCCGGTTCTGTTGCTCCTGCTTTCTGGTTTACGATAGCCTGCGCTGCCTCGTATGCTGCTGCGCCGTACTTAGCTGTGATATTCTCGCGACGTTCTGGGTTATTTCCCCATGCGCCGTTAATAATCTCCTGCGCCAGCTCTTCGGCGCTCTTGCTTGGCTTTGCCGGTTCTGTTGCTCCTGCTTTCTGGTTTACGATAGCCTGCGCTGCCTCGTATGCTGCTGCGCCGTACTTAGCTGTGATATTCTCGCGACGTTCTGGGTTATTTCCCCATGCGCCGTTAATAATCTCCTGCGCCAGCTCTTCGGCGCTCTTGCTTTCCGCTGGCTGTGGCTCTGCGTTTCCTGTTACCACATTATCGTACTGCGCAAGGTTGTTGCTGTCAATAACCGCCATGACATTTGTTACGTATGTAGGGCTTGTGGCATAGCCGCCCTCTTTAATGGCTGTAATAGCTGTACGTGCGTCTGTTGCATTTACTGCGGCTGCGTAACGTGTGCTGCCTGTGATAAGGTCGTAATAATCTTTTACGCTGTCTGCCGGTGTGTCGTATGCTCTAAATGCTGCTGTAATTGTTGTGTAATTAACATTGTCGTAGCACTCCTGCGTTTTTGAGCTAAACACTTTGCCGCCCCAGCTCGCAGTAGCCTTAATGCCAAAAAACGCATTAGCCTTAGTCATAAGGCTAGAGCCGCCCCAGCCTGTCTCTAATGCCGCCTGTCCGATACACACGCTAGGAAGTACAAAGCCTGTGCCTGCGTCCTTTCTTCTTTTTGCCTCTGCCTGTGCGATTGGTACGATTAACTGTAAAAATTCCTGTTTGTTCATAATGGTTTTACCTTTCTTTATAAGCTCGTGTTAATAGCTTTCTTGGGTAAAACTCTTTTGTATATTTCTTTAGTTAATCGCTTTTTACTCTTTCTTTGCTTTGCTCTGCAATACGTCGATAGCCTTAGTAATAGCTGCTGGCATAGGTACGCCCATAAGCCCCGCGTTTTCCACGATACTTATAAGCTCATTTGACATAAAACCGATAATTACAGCCTCGCGTATGTAGTTTACGCCTGTCGCAAGATCTAAGCGGTATGCAATTAATACGCATAGTAAAATCATACCTTTTTTGCAAAGTCCCTTTGCTCCTGCTACGCTCTTTAGGCTGCCGCTTTCGGTTTTTTTGCTCTTATGGAATACCCCCGCTACAATTACCCCGCTGATATAATCAATAATCATAAAAGCTACAAGTGTTGCAAGTGATGTAGTCCAGCCGCCCAGCAAAGCAGCAATAGCCCCGCCGAATACTCCAATAGTTGCGCAAATTTTTATTTTCATTTTTTCGCCTTTCCGCGCTGCCGCGCCTTTTATTTTTTCTTTTGTGCAACTCTTTTGTTAATCTCTTATGCTTCGGCGCCTTTTTCTGCGTAGTCGTCGCCTGTGATAGCCTTGTACTCTTCTGGTGTTAATTTTCCCTTGCCTACGAGGTTTTTAAGCATTTCCTCGTTATACCAGCCTGCTACGTAATAGCTCTTATATCTCTTTGCCGCTTTACTCATTCTCTGCCGCCTCGCTTTCCATGTTCTCTGTGTCCTCTGCCAGCGTTGGTAAATCAATATCTGCCATAGTTGCTACATACTCAAGTAACGCTGCCTGCTCCTGTACTGTAGCTTTCAAGCGTTCGTTTTCTCGCTGCTCTTTAATGCTGGTTTTTAGCTTCTCAAAAATCATTATTTCGCCCCTTTCCATAGGTCTTTGTAGAATTTATCCATTCTGTCGAGTAAGTGTTTGCTGTCGCCTTTTTCTGCGTGTACCCGCCAGCCTGCATAACATACGTTTACTTTTTCTTTTGTTATCTCTCCGCGCTTGCATTTATTAACAAGCCTGCGCAGCTTTTTACGCTCTCTTTTCACGTTGTCCGACTTAAGCAGCATTACTACTTTGCCCTTATCGTCCAGTTTAAAGTTAAAGCCTAAAAATGGTATACACTTACCTACGCTATATACGTGTGTTTTCTTTGGGTTAAGTTCAAAGCCCATGACGTGTAAGCGCTTGTCTATCTCCTGCTTACAGTATTCTAAGTACTGCTCGCTTTCGTGTAGTAGTATAAAGTCGTCCATATATCGTATATAGTACTTTATGTGTAGCCGTTCTTTAATAAAATGGTCTATCGGGCTTAATACTGATATTCCCGCTATTTGTATCATTTGTGAACCAGGGTTATAGCCAACTTCTCCCGCGTACTGGTTCGTGAGCACTCGGTTAGCTCTTTTGTATATGTGTGGCTCTAATCCTTTTCTAAATGTCTGGCGTGCTGTCTCGTGCTGCATATTCGGATAATAGCCGTGTATGTCGCATTGTAATACGCTAAAATTCTTGCCGCACTTCCTATACATAGCCCTTAAATACTCTTTAAGTATCTCTCTGGCTAGGTCTGTGCCTTTTCCTTTTTGGCAGGCTACGTTAGTATTTATAAAACCTTTTGTCATTTGCGGGTATATTGCGTTATCGTTTAAACTTCTCTGATAGACTCTATCTCTAAAAGCTATACTAACTATTTCTCTTTTCTTTGGCGCCATTATTGTAAATTGTACGGGCTTTCTCTCTTTGTATGTACCCGTCTTAAGCTGTTTCTCTAGTTTAAGTGTTTCCTCTATCGCATTTAAGTAGTAATGTGCTACGCTATCTTTCCAGATAACGCCTTTTCTGCACTTCTCCATTGATCTATAGAGGGCGTCAAAGCCGATTATATTCTCTTCGATATTCTCGTTAATATCGTCATTCATTTTTTTAGTTCCGCGACGTGTATAACGCGCAGCTCGCAAGCTGTTTGTATCGTCTCGGCGTTGTTTAGCCTTGCGGCTGGGTATTCGGCTCCTTGTGCAATTAAAATATAGTGCACAGCTCTTACAGGGCTGCCGTGTGACTAATTGTATAACACAATCGGGCGCGCAGCGCATAGAGTTGTTCGCGTTGTTGTTGTTGACGTTGCCGCTCGAGTTCACGTACCACGTATTGTACGAGTTGCCACGATTAGCGCTACGCATGCGGACGTTCTGCGTTTAGCCTACAACCCTTTTATAGTATCGCCTTGCGGCGTTGCTATCTATTCTAGTTTTCCGTACCTCTTTGTATCGCCCGCGTTCCAGTCTCGCAACGCTTGGCGTACTTCTATGGTCTTTTGTCCCCAGTACTTAACCCTTTTGCTTGTCAAGTGGTATAGAGGTTTGGCTATTTGAATTAGTGCAAGTAGGTTATTACATTCTCTGGCCGCCTCTTGCTGTAGCTTTTTACGCTCGAGCCAGTTACGCGGCTCGTCGCCTACTCTTATATTGTTCGCTGTCCATGCTTTCGTAAATATTTCTTTTGCCGTATGTATAATGTCATTTGTTAATGCCGTCTGATACTCTGGTAGGAATATTTTAGGGTTCTTTGTAATTCTTATTGTATATACTGCTAAGCCGTTCGCCTTTATAAGTACGTCAAACTTTCCTTTGCCTCTTTCGCTCTCGTTTACCGACACGTCGCGCTTGTCCTTTCTTTTTTATTTTTGTTTTCCGCTTTGATAGCCCCGCCGAGGCGTCGGCAGGGCATTAGCGTTATTGTACTACGGGTGTGCCCGTAATTGCACAAGCGGGCGCGCAGCGCACAGAGTTGGTCGCGCCGCTGTTGCTGACGTTGCCGCTCGAGTACACGCACCACGTCTTGTACGAGTTGCCACGATTAGCGCTACGCATGCGGACGTTCTGCGCTGAATTATGGTTCTCTATGGCGTATGTAATCATTTCTGGGTATGTCTGCCATTGTGCGCAAGGTGTTGTATGCCCGCTGGCTCTCTTCCAGTATTCCCAGTAGTCACCCTCGCCGCTTGCCTGTGGTGCGCAGTACATCTGCTCCATACTTGGTAAAAAGATTTTGTCGTATGTAACTTCTGTCGGCGTGTTCTTATCTGGCTCGCTTATGGTGTTAGGTATTGTTACGATTTTAATAGGCGTTAAGCAGCTTAAAAAATCGTCGTCAAAGCCCGTTAAAAAGCCTGCCTTTGTCGCAAGCTCCGCGGGTTTAACGTCGCCCTTATGCTGTGCGGCCCACCAAGCATTTACGCCCGCCTTACTGTTAAGCCACTGCCTTATAGCGCTATGGCTCCAGCGGTTGTAACCATATCTACAAATATTGCCGCTCGTGTCTTTAATTGCGCTGTGATAATATGTTGTGCCTGCAGGGATAGCGCCGCCTGTCGTTACAGTCGCAAGGCTAAAGCTGCCGTCGCTGTTTTTTGTATAATAATTGTAGTCTGCGCTAAATGTTGCCTCTGTTGCCACTTCTGCCTCTGCTGCGTCATACTGTACCCCGAACGGCGTACAGTAGTGCCACTGTAAAAACATAGCGTTTGTGATTTCGCCGCCCTTAAGCTCTACGTCTCCAAAGTGTACAACGTCCATAACTGCCGCGTATGTTACATTTGTCGCCTTATCCGTCCAAGGTACTGTGATCTGGTCGCCTATTGTAAATACTTCTTTTTCTTTTTTGCCCTCTACGATAGCTTTTACCTGTTTCATGGTAACGAGGTCTGCGGCCGTAAACCCTGCAATCGCTCGTAGACTCGCCGCTATATCTTTCATAGTTGTGTCGCGTGGTAAATCAATATTTTGTACTGCCATTATTGCCCTCTCTTTCTTACTGTTCGTTATACATAAGTGTTACTGCGCCGTCCTCGCCTACAAGTAAATTGTAATTCCTGTCTGTGTAAACTGCTTTTGCTGCGTCCTGTGCTGTCTTTGCTGCTGCTGTAGCTGTGTTGGCTGCGTTGTTCGCGTTAGTTGTTGCCGTGTTCGCGTTCCCTGCTGCCCCGTTTGCTGCGCTCGTAGCGTTTTTCGCGTTTTCTGTTTCTCTCTTTGCGTTTGTGGTTGCTTCGTCGGCTGCTTTTTTTGCTATATCCGCCGCACTTGCCGCGTTATTTGCTGTTGTTGCTGCTTTATCGGCTGCGTTTGCCGCGCTTGTGGCGTTGCTCGTAGCCGCGTTTGCGTTACTTGTAGCTGTGTTGGCATTGTCTGTAGCTTTTTCGGTTGCTGCCCTTGCTGCCTGTGCGCTGTCCCTTGCCTGCGTGGTCTCTACGAGCAGCTTGGTAAAGCTCGTGCTTTCGCTGTCGCTTGTAATAGTTCCTGCGCCGTTTACGCTCTCTACGATCTTAGTGTAAAAGCTTGCACTTATTAATACGCTGCCGTCTTTGTATAGCTGCACCTCTGCAAAGCCAGTGCCAGCGGCGGCTAGCATCTGCTGCGTGTATGTTACTATTACTTTATTGTTGCTTATTGTGCAGTCGTTAATTACTTTATTGCCGTCTGGCTTATAATAATTAACTCGTGCTGTTGCTCCGCTCGGTATTGTGTATATGGCGTTATTCTGCAGCAACGTTACCTCTACTTGTCGGCTGGATATTTCGCCCTGCTTGGCTATAATGTACTCAAACGGCGGCGCGCCGTCTATCGGTACTTTTATGTTTTGAATATTAACTATACTCATGTTGTCACTGCCTTTCCGTTTTAGTTCTCTGTGTTATCGGATAGTGCTGCTTTAATACTCTCCTGTGCTAACTGCTCAAGTATATCTATAGCTTTCAACGCTGCTTGGTCTATTACCACTCTATTTAGTTTTGCATTTGAGCTTGTAACTTTTCCCTCGTCGTTGATAGCGTCGTATGTTATAGCCATACGTTTAACGCTTCCGTCTGTTGCTGTTGCTATTGCCTTAATGTTAATCATGTTATTAATTCCTCGCTTTCTTATTAATCTTATTAATCTAATTGATAAAGTAATGTGCTCATATACGCCGATACATCATATATATAATCTGTGTCGTCATTTTCCCGCTCGTGTTCTTCGAGCCTTAAATTCTCATAATCTCTTTGTATGGTTTTGATTTCCCAAGCAAATTTTAAGTTTTTTGCCCCTTCTACGATAAAATAAGATGCCGTTCGTTCTGACACGTAGCAGTCACCCGGACCATATTTTGTCAAAAATACGTCGTATAGATATTCCAGGTCTACCGTTTGAGCAAATTTTTCGTCGATAAAAATTAAGCACTTTCCTGTTTCGTCTATCTGCGCTGCTCCGACATCTCCAAACATTGGGCTCGGTGTTTCATAGCAGCATAATAAGCGTTCACCATAATCCTGTGTTCGCACGACTCTGTGCTTGCTACCGGTACACCATAGCCCGTCTGGTGACAAGTTTGAGTATTTGTCGCCGTCTGTTGTTGACACGCCGCCAAAGCCCAAGTTACCATATTTTCTTTCTGTATACCCACCTTTTGAATAGCATGTAACGAATCCCGACTCACTATTTCCTATTGTCAGTGTGTTAATGCCATCTTCATTTTTCCCGCTAAGATTATATGCACTTGCATACATTTGTACTTTGTTGTTAATAAGTGTTATACGCGGGTTTTTTTTGTCGGACTGGCATATAATGTTTCCGTCCTCAATACTGGCGCCTTTGCACGTAAGCAGTCCATCTTCCGTCATCTCTGAACTGTCGCTTTTCCATGATATTTTTTTTGCTTGGCACCTTATGGACTCTGCGCTTTGCTCTATCTGCGAACTAACGTCGTCGGCTGTTACTTTTGTTTCGATTTTCTCTGCATTTACCTTTATGGACGCTTTTAGCTCTTTTTCTGCGTCCTGTGCCCTTCTAACTTCTGCCGTAATGTTGTCTGCGTTTACTGTAAGCTGCGCCTCTGCGTAATCTCGTAGCAGTCCTAGTACTTCCACGTCTTTAATTAATACTGTTGTACCCGATACTGTCGCGTAAAAGTATATATAGCCGTCGTAGTCGCTGCTTAGCTCTATATCACGCTCAAATGTTGTCCAGTCGTCCGATTTAAGCGCCCCTGCTGCCGTTGTTGCCGTTGTCTTAAAACTACATTGTACGCGTGCTGTGCTTTCCTGCCCTGCTATGGTCGCCGCTTTATAACGTACTCTGTAAGTGCCTGTGGGCGTTTTCTTTGTGTCGCAGCGTATGTAGCTGTTATAATTTGCGCTTGCTTTTACTATTTTCGCGTATCTTCCAAGCGTTGTGCTACTTTCTACTACATTGTTTGTCGAGCTTGCATACCAGGGTGCGCTTAAGTCGTCCGTAAAGTCTGCTGCGTAATTGTGCATAGCCGTTTCACTTATTTTCTTGCATAATAGCTTAAGCTCTTCGGCTGTCGTTTGTATCTTACTTAAGCTGTCCTCGTACGCTTTATTTGCGGCGTCGTCTGCGTGCTTTGTCACTGTGTTCCTGTATTCCACGTCTAGCGCCTCTGCGTATACTGTGCCCGCTTTAAGTATTGAGCCCGTGAGCTCGCCCGCTGTGATAAAGTCCGCTACTATTTGCCCGTCGGCTGTTATAGCTGTTGTGAATGTGCCGTTAACGCCTGTACTACTATGCCCCAGCCCTGCAAGGTTCCAACGCCATACATTTTTAGCTTTGCTAAGCTCTGGCCGGTCTAGTATGTAGATCTCCTGTGGGTTTTTCTCTGGATAGAGTACCACGTAGCCGCCGCTGTTTCCTGTTATAGCTGCCGTAACGTCTACTATTGTCTGCTCTATCTGTTTTTTAATCTGCTCGGCTCGTGTCTGGTTTCTTTTTATGCTATCTGTTATTTCCTGCTGCGTCGCTGTAAGCTGCTTAGTTAAGTTTGTGCGCACGCTGCCTATTTCCATAGTGTCGTAACGTTCTTTTAAGCTGTCGTACTTTGCTTTTACTATTTTCGCCGTCGCTTCTATTTGTAGCTTGTCTATGCGCACTGTTACTGTATCGCATAGCGCGACGCTTTCCATGGCCTGTATATTTTTATAGTCCTTAGTCTTTTTAAGCTGTGCATACGATAGTGTAATATTAATATCTGGCTCGGTGCTTATTTTTTCTAAGTATGCCTCTGCTTTCGCTCTTAACATATCCTCGGTTATAATCGTGCCGCTTTCCCACTCGCTGCTAAAGTCCACTATCTCGCAGCGCTTATATGCGTAGTTCGCTGCGCCTGCGAGTACTAGAGTCTTTTCTTTCAGGCTTACGTATGCCTCGTCTTCTGTGCCCTCTGGTGTGTACTTTGCATATGGGAATATGGCCGTTGCTATATTTGATATATTACGCTCTTGCTTTGCGTCGGTTAAGTTCTTGCCGTATTCGATTGTTACGCCGTTATCTGCGCCTCTCGCTTTTAATAGTTCTATCCTGTAGTTATTAAAGTGATATTCGCCGCCCCACGTATCTAATATACTGCCCTCTACGCCGCCGAGTGCTTTACGTACGCTTACCACGTCCGCTATACTCGTGCTGTTTACTGTTGTAATGTCGCTTATGGCCGTATATTTGTGTTTAAATACTGCTGCCGCCAGTAGTCTATTAAGTGCCTGCTCTGCGTTTACCCCACTTACGCTAAACTGCTCTACAGGATTGCCCGTCAGCTCGTAGCTTATGTGCTCTGCGTTCCACGTCGTATTACTGCCTATCTGTTTGCCGCTTTTGTATATTCTAAAAAGCTGCGGCTCGTCCGTGTCATTTGCCTTTGCTTTAATAATAGCGTCCTCTGCTATATATTCCGCTAAGTGTCCTTTTGCTGGGTATGCAAGTGTCAGCTCATATGCCCCGTTTCTCTCTTCTGTTACTGTGCAGCTTACCGCATCTGTAAGTAAGCCTATGCCGTTTGTTGTAAAGTCTGTTTCGCTGGCAGCATATAAAATCGGTATCACAATTTGCACCAGCGCGGTACTATTTCGATTTTTGTTACATTACCCGCCCAGCTTATGTTATTGTCTCCTGCTGCCAGCTTAGGAAACGCCCCCACAAGCATTTTATTATTCTGTAATGTATCGCCCTTGTACGCGTTCATATTCTCGCTATCCACCTCTATATATCCGTCTATATTTTTAAAGCCGTGCGCGCGATTGTTTATATAGAGCGTTACGTTACCGCTGCCGTATATTTTCATATATGGCGTTGCTGTAAAGCCCTCTGGGTTTATTATCGTGGCTGCTTTTGTTATCGTTATTGTTTCGTCTCCCTTTAGTGCTCTTTTGTACGCCTTGCATCTAAATTGTATTTCTATTTGTCCTAGTAAGCGCTTAGCAAGCTCTGACACGCTCGCCCCGCTGCTTACGTATGCAAGTGTGTAATAGTCTCTGTCGTAAGTGTCATAGAGTTTTTTATACTCTATACCGCTGCCGTAGAGCCAAGCGTAAAGCCTGCGGGCGTGTTCCTCTAAATCCAGCTTAAAGGCGTCTATATCCACGCAGCATACGTATTTTCGTACATAGTCGTTAAATTGCTGGTTGTCCAGTTCGTCTATGCGATTGTCTACTACAAAATTGCCGCGCGCTGGTACGTTTATAGTTTCTATTACAGGCTCGGCGGCGTTGTCCGCGCCGCTCTGCTTTATAATAAAAAGTCCCATATCGAGAGAATTAACGCCGTTATATGTAAAGCTATTAGCCGCATTGTAATAATTACTAAGCATATACTCTGTCGTCCCTCTCTTTCATTTCTTCGGCTGTCTCTAGCATTTCCTCTGTAAGTTCTCTTATGTCTGTATCTCTGTTGTTTTCAAAATGCTCTATGTTTACATTGATCTTGTTTGTAATTTGCTGTGGTCTGCCGCCTTTTGCGGTGTCTATAGCTGTGTTTCTCGCTGTATTTGTAAGTGGCGTTACTACAGCTTTGCCGTTTACCATTTGCACGAGCTCCGGCCCCGCCTCTGCTACCATAGCGCCGCCGTTTCCGATAATACCGCCGTGTGCAAGCCTTGGTAGGCTTAATTTGCTTATTTTGCTAATGCTTACCCCTGGTATTTTGTTTATGAGCTTGATAGCTCCATTGATAAGCCCTATAGCCCCGTTTATGGTGTTTTCTATAATTCTAATTACGCCATTAATGCCAGCTTTAATACTGCCACTTATTGCGTTTGCTATTGATGTACCTAAATTTGTAAAAGTGTTTTTTATCGAACTCCATAGTCCCCTAAAAAATGATGTAAAATTAGAGAATACGCCTTTTACCGCGTTCCAAGCTGCCCCGAAAGTGTCTCTAAAGAACGAACCGACAGCCGAAAAGATACGCTTTACGCTGCCCCATAACGTACTAAAGAAATTTGCAAAGCCCGCAAATATGCTTTTAATTCCGTCCCAAGCGCCTTTAAAGTCTCCCGTAAGTACATCTTTTACGACGCTAAATACTGTTTTTATTGCGTTCCATACTGCAGCAAAGTAAGCTGCTACGACGTCCCAGACCGCTTTAATAATCTCCCACGCGTTACGAAAGAACGAGCCCAGCACTTCGCCTACAGCCGAGAATACTACTTTTATGTTTTCCCAGATGAGCGTAAAGTAAAGTACCGCTACGTCCCATACACCTTTAATATATTCCCATGCTACCGAGAAAAAACCGCCCAGCACTTCGCCTACTACCGAGAATATAACTTTTATATTCTCCCATAGCGCAGAAAAATACGGCTCTACTAAGTCCCAGACTGCTTTAATGATTTCCCAGCAGTCGCTAAATATCTGGGCTATATCTGCGCCCAACTGCTGCAAAAAGGCAAACGCCGCTTGTAAGTATGGTTCTATAAATCCCCATATCTCTTGTATCTTGTCCCAGATAGTGCCTATGACGCCCTTTATTACCTCAATAGCGCCGCCTATAAACTCTTTTACGTACTCAAAAATTTCGTTTACAGCGTCTCTAAACCATTCGCACTTGTTATATAGCGTTATAAATATTGCTATTAGCGCCGCTATCGCTGCTATGACCAATATAATAGGATTTGCCACAAGCACGTCGTTTACTGCTACTATTGCAATCTTTAGAGCCTTAATTACGTTTATCATAGTTGATATAACGCCCGCTACTTTGCTTATGATTAGCAGCGCGGGGGCTATTGCTGCAACTATCATTACTATTGTCGCTATCATTTCTTTTTGATTGTCGGTTAGTCCTCTAAACCATTCTGTAGCGCTCTGTACTGTGCTTGTTACTTTTTCTATTGCTGGCTGTAATGCCGATAAAGCAGTGCCTGCTAAGTCGCTGCCTGCAAGTTTCAAGTTGTTAAGCATTACTTTGGCATTGTCCCACGGATCTAAAGTACTCTCGTATGTATCTTGTACTGTGGTGCCGTAGTCCTCAAGTGAGCCGCCTAAGTCGTCTACGCTTAGCTTGCCCTCTCTTATGGCCTGCGCCATTTCCGCAAAGCCTTTAGAGCCAAAAGTTTCTTGCGCGATGCTTAGCGCCTCTGTCTCGGTGCTTGCGTTTTTAATGCTGTCTATTGTCTTTTGTAGTGCTTGGTCTGTGCTTAAGCCCTCTGCTGTATAATTCTTTACAGCTTTCTTTAAGCCTGCCATAGCTGTAGTAGCGTCTACGCCGTTATTTTCAAACATAGCAAGCAAGTTTACGCTTTCTGTAATGCCTAGCCCCATTTCTTTTAAGGTGCTGCCATTCTGCATTAACGAGCTCTCTAAGGTGTCCATAGATAGTCCCGTGTCCTGTCCTACTTTTGTAAGTAGTCCTAATACGTTGCCCGCCTGTCCTGCGTCTACGTTGAATTTATTTAAGATTGTGTCTACATTGTCAATACTGCTATTTAAATCTGTCTCGTTTATCTCTGCAAATTCGATAAACTGCTTTGATAAGCTCTCTAACTTGTCGCCTGTAAGCTGGAAACGTGTATTAACCTCTCCTATTGCTGTGCCTGCCGTCTCCGCGTCTGTCGGTATATCCTTAAAAATGTTGTTCATGCGCTTATTGAGGTCGTCTAACGCCTCGCCTGTAGCGCCTGTTTTGGTTATAATTATGTCGTAGCCGTCGTCTAAGTTCATAGCAGCCGCTACGGCTCCTGTGCCTACTGCTGCCGCTGCTGCCGATAAAGGCGCCATAGTCTTAGCCGCTTTGCCCGCTTTATCCTCTACTGTGTCAAATGCTTTTGCTGCTGTATCAATCTTGCTTACGCTCTTTGCTGTCTCTTCGGCTGCCTTTCCTGTGTTCTCAAACTCTTTATTACTTCCCTCTGCCTGTTTTTCCAAGTCGCCGAGTTTAATCTCTGTAGAGGCTATCTCTCTTTGTAGTGCTCTGTATTGTTCCTCTGATACTTCGCCGTTTTCAAATTGTTCTTGTACCTGTTTTTCTGCCTCTTTTAAGGTGTCTAACTTCTCTTTTGTACTTCCTATAGCCTCTTTTAATATTTTCTGTTTCTGGGCTAATAGTTCCGTGTTTGTCGGATCGAGTTTAAGCAGCTTGTCTACTTCGCGTAGCTCTTTCTGTAAAGAGCTGCACGAGCTATTAACGCCAGAGAGCGCTTTAGATAGTTTAGTAGTATCGCCGCCTATTTCGATTGTAATGCCTTTAATACTGCCTGCCACTTGTTACGCTCCTTTCTGGCTCTTAATCTTTTCTCGTATCTTTTTGCGGTCTGGCTTGGTCTGCGTCATTCTGTAGCAGTCCTCTAAATACTTTCTACCCTTTTCCGTCTGGCTAAGCGTGTAGATATAGCTTTCTCGCATAAAGTATAGGTATAAGTCTATCGGCATTTCCTGCACGTCGAATATGCTTATATTTAAGTAGTCTATGACTAACTTCTCTGCTCGTGTGTCTGCGGTGTACGTATACTCTGCCGCCTTTGTCTGCCCGTTCGGGTAGTGCGGCAACTTTAGTTTGGGTTATTCTTAATGCCGTTTACAAAGTCCGCATAATCGTTGATGTACGCTATAATTTCCTCTATGTCGTACTCTTCCTGCTCTAAGTACTCCGCTGTGATAAGCTCTTTGCCTCTGTTGTTGCTTAAGATTTCTGCTAAAAGTTCTAGCATTTCGTCGTATACTTCGTCGCTCTTAGCCTCGTCTGTGTCAATGTCGTTTATAATCTGCATTTTTTCAAAAGTGCGCTTTTTAGGCATTTCCACTACAAGGGTTTTGCCGTCCTTTAACTTTGTAGGATAAAAGCTACGCTTTAATTTTCCAAAATCAAAACTTTTATTTGCCATGTTCTTACCTCTTTTCTATAGCGGCCGCACGAGTGCAGCCGCTATAATCTTTATACGTTCTGTACTATTTCCTCGTCGAAAATAATGAGCGTGCCCTCTTTGTCCATTGGATAAGCTGTAAATGTTGGCTCTAATGTTGTCTCTGCGTCTGTTGCAAACGTAAAGCTAAAACCCGCCTCATTCTTTCCGACGATTGTTACTCTAATATCGCCGTCCTCGTCGTCCTCATGCAAAAATCTAATTAGATACTTGTCGCTTTTCTGGTTCTTTAAGCCGCCAATTTTTACAGTACGCTTTTTGGCGGTAGCTGTAACTCTGGCTGTTGCGCATAACTTTTCTAACGTTGTGGCGCACCAAGTAAGCAAGCCCGCCTTAAGAGTTGCCTCTTCTTTCGTTACTTTAGTTTTCTGCACTACGCCTAAGTCGTCTTTAGCTGTATAGCTCTCTGCTGTATACTCGAGTGACGCGCCGCCTTTGATGTGTGCAAGCTGGTTATCCTCTGTCTCTATTGTCGCGTCGTCTGGGATTTCTCCCGTAAATTTAATGCAGTAAAGTTTACCGCTGCCAAGCGTTATTCTCTCGCTATCCATATTGTTACTGTCCTCTCTTTCTTATTTTTTCGTATATGGTAAATTCGTATGCCGTCTGCACCATATCTTCACTTTGTATTGTCTCTTGGAATTTGTTAAAGCCTATGTCGTATAATACCTTTTGCTCTACCTCTTTTTCTAAGCTGCTGTCTGCTGTTTTGTCTGTGTAAAGCTCTATAGCCGCCTGTGTCGTCCTAACTCCTACTGCGCCGTCGTCGCTTTTGCTTATATTGTCCTGCGGTGTTATGTATACCAGATACGGCAGCTCGGGTAGTGGTGTCTCTTTTGTCTCTCTGAACTCGTCCTTTGCCAAGGGTAGCCCCAGCGCGCGGGCGCGTTCTATAATTGTCTCTAGTCTCATTTGCTCGCTGCTGCCTCTATCCTTTCCTGCAGTGCCTCTATAGCCGCCTGCTCTACAGGTGCTATATGTTGTATAGCTCTAACTCTGCCGCCGTTCCTGCTTGCGTGTCCATATTCCAGCAAGTGGGTTAGCTGGTAGTCTGTCTCGTTATATACAGTATTCCGCTTTGTCCTCTTGTCTGCATATGATTGTTTTTTACGCCAGCCCTTGCGGTAGCTGCCTGTAAGTTTTGGGCTGCTCTTCTTAAGAGAGTCTACAGCCTCTTTTGTTGCTTCGTCGGTTATTCGCTTTGTTGCGTCTGCTATTTCTTGGTCGTACTCTGCCAGTGCTTCGGCTATAGCTGCGCCTGCTGTGTTTATTTTCTCGTTACTCAACGCTTGCCCGCCCTCTTTTCTGCGTACAGCTCTAACTTTTCCTCGTTTGGCTTTTTATAAGTCCTGTAAATAGTTAATCGCTGCCCGTTGTACTCTAACTCTGTCTGGTCGTTGTATTCATGCGCCCATACAGTAAATTTATAGCTTGGCTTAATATCCTTAACGCCTGCTGTTGCGTATTCGCTCTGGGTTATGCTGTCTACCTCGCAGCATATAGTTACGCTCTCTGTTTCTGTTGCGTTTAGCTGCGTTTTTAAGGTTATTTCTCCATACATTATTTACCCTCGCTTTCTTTCTCGTTATACTCGCCAGATAACGCTAAAGACATCTTAAGAGCGTCGTAGCTCTGCCTGTATTTGTCTGCAAGGTTGTTATAGTTGAAGTCTGCTTTTGTAAAAAGCTGTGCAGCTCTAATAATAAGCGCGTCGGTTTCGTCTATCTTTTCCACGCCTGCAAGCTGCAAGTCTTTAAAGCAAGCCTCTATGCAGCCGCTTATATCGTCCTCAATAATAGCCGAGGCGGTAGACATACGCATACTGTCTTTAATTGCTTTTATTAGTGCTGTCCTCATAGCTGCCCCCTACTCTGCTGCTTTTGCTACGCCTGCCTCTATAAGCTGCGCTGCGCGTTCTTTTGTCACCTCGAACGTGTCGCCCGCATGCTGTGTAATATCTCGCTGCAAGTCTTTGTATGTCTCTGTTACAATAACCTTTACTGTTGTGTCCGAAACGGACACGTTAGCGCCTGCCGCCTGCTGCTCGTTTACTGTCGGCGTGTTTGCTGCCGCCTGCTGCTCGTCGTCCTCATCGGGTATGTCTACCTCTGTTGCCGCGATACGTTCTACAAGCTCTGCCTTTTTCCCGTCTGGACTTAACCCCAGACTTTTAGCAAGCTCTCTAAGTTCGTCTACCTTGTACTCTTCCTCGAGCTGCTTTTTATCTAAATGTCCTTTCATTGTTTCGCCTTTCTTTAGCAGGCAGCTTTACGCCGCCCGCTTATAAATTAGACTGCCTGTACTTTCTTGAGCGGTACGTAGCTGCCTGTGTCTACTACCTTGCCGTCTGCTAACATAATGCCCTTTGTTACCATATCGTCGGTGTCGTTGTCCTCATACTTCTTAACGCCCATAGCGTAATTAGTATTAAGCACATAGTCTTTAAAGTTAAACAAAAAGCCTACAATAGAGTTGTTCTCTGCGTTGGCAAAACTTGGTAAGTAATCGCATACGTTTACTGGTCTGCCTAAGAGTGTATACTCTGGCTTTCCTGCAAGCCCATAGTTAATACGGCCAATAGGCTGCCCGTTGCTGTCAGTTAAGCCGTAGTAGCTCATATATGTCTTTTTAGACATGCACCATTCGGCGCCCTTTTCGTAAGCAACCGGTAAGTTGCCCTCTGCTGTAATAAGATCTGCGTACGCTGGCTTTGATGTTTCCACCGTCTGCCCCTCGTCGGCTGTTTCTGCTGTAATTCCTTTCGGCTGTCCTGTGCCAGTACCGCTAATAATAGCCTGCTCGAGTGCTTTTGTCATAGCCTCAACAATGTTATTAATTAACAGGTTCTCAAACGCTGTAATAGCCATTGTATCTACTTCGAGCGATACAGCTACAGCGCAGCGTAACTTATGATATGCAAATGTTACTGTACCGCTTGTGTCCTGTTTCTGCTTGTCGCTGCCCTTTCCCTGTGCTGTCCAAGTTGCAACCGGCTTAACTGTTGACTTAGGGATAGTTACACCGCCCTTGTATGCTGTACGTGTTACCTTTGCCAGAATATTACCCACGCTTTCGAGCTTTGTAATGATCTGGTTTAATACGTTTGTTGGAATAACTGCGCCTACGTCTGTTGTCTGGCTTACTGCGTCCTGCCTGTACTCTTTAGGGATTGCTGCGCCCCTTGTGACGTACTCCATAAACGCTTTGCGGTACTCCATTGTTTCGTACTTGTTTACTGCTGTACGCTGCTCTGCTCCGCTGCCGTCTGCTGGTGCGATATTTCTAAGTACTGTAGGTGCTGTTGGGTTTCCGTTTACGTCCGTTACTTCTCCTGCTGCGATAGCTGCAAGTAAACTTGTGCGCTGCTCCTGCTGCTGGATGATTGCCGCTCTTTCTTCCTGCAGGTCTTTTACTTCTTTCTCGTAGTTTGCCAGCTCTTCGGCTGTGAGCTGTGCGTCTCTTTCCTCTACATCTTTCTTGATAGCTGCAAGTCTTAATTCAATCTCTTTTAGTCTCATTGTCTTTGTTCCTTTCTTTGTTTTAAATTGTTGCTAAAATTCTTAACATAGCTGCGCGCTTTTCTAACGTCTCCCGCTGCTCTGCTTCGCGTCTCCCGCTTGCGTAGCTGCGTGCCGCTATACTGGTCCCGTCGTTGGCTGGTGCGCTTACCGCGCTAACGTCGTACACCTTTTTGATTTTTAAAATAGTGCGGGTATGCGTCACTCTGTCGTAGCTATCCTCTGCGACTGTAAACGCCCATGACATTTTTGTTATCATTCCCGCGCTAATATCCTCATACAGTCCCCTTGCTAATTCTGTTTTGCTAAGGTCGGCTGCAATAAGAAGCCCTTTTGTGTCTGCTGTTAATTTAAGAGTGTTATTGCTATTACGGGCGTACACTCTGCCCGTGTGGTCGTATTGCATAATTACGTCGCTTAGGTCTGCGCCGTCTAGTGCGTGCCTGTCTATTTTTTCGTAGTATTTGTCGCCGTCCTCGAACTCGTAGAGCACGTACGGCGTATCGAATGTTGTAGCATAACCCTCTACGTAAAAATCACTGTTAAACTGTTTTACGGCGGCTGCTGCCGATAAAGGCGCCGCTACGTTTCTGTATTCTCTTTCTTTTACTACTGGCATATGCTTACTCTTCTCCTTTCTCGCCTGTCTGCTGCCCGTCGCCTGTTTGCTGCGGCTGTGGCTCTGGCCCTTGTCCTGCTGTCGGCTCTGTTTGCTGTGGCTGCTGCGTTGTAATTACCGGCTGCGGTTCTTTGTTGTGTTTGTCCAGTTCACTAACCTCTGTGTATTCTTTTCGTATGTAGTATTTGTCGCCGTCGTCGACGTGCGCCATGTTCCATATGTCCATAACCCCGTTACGATTAAGTAAGCCTCTGTCGAATAGCTGCGTACTTACCTGCAGCTTTGTGTTGTTGCTGGCGTACTGTAGTCTGTTTGCACTAAATGTAATAGCGTTGCCGCGTGCAAGTTTTTGTGGTGTAAGTGACATATTTGACATTACAAGCGATAACTGTATAGCGAATGGCTCTATTTTCCCCTCATAGTAAGCGTTCCAAGTGTCCTCATTGAATTTGTTTTGCAATATGTCCATATTAGTGCTAAAATGCGTACATACATTTTCTTGGATCTGCTGCATCTGCAGCGCGTTCGGCGTATATGGTTTGCTTTCTACTGGCTTAACGTCGCTAAACTTGCTATCGTATATAATCATTCCGCTTTGGTTGTCGCTGCTTAAGTTGTCCTGCGTAAATCTGTCGCGCTCTTTTTTAATATCCTCTGGCTTAAGCATATTTGCCACTTTTGCCAGAAAGCGTATATTTGCCGAGTTCTTTACGGCGTTAATAATACCCTCGTTGCTCGTCTGTATGAGCTGCATAGTTGGTTTCATTGTCTTGTTATCTTCGCCGAAAATGTCGTCTTTATATTGGTGCGTCGTCAATATTCCGACGCGCTCAAACTCAATAGCCGCGCGCTCCCCGTTTCCAAACGTATAGCGCAAAAAAACTTGCTTTTGATATTCTATTATTTCGCAATTCTGCGGCAGTAGTGGGTACCAGCCCGCAAGCTGTCCGTATCGGTCCTCTATCGGTATAATAAAGGCTGTGTGCTCGCACTCTAATATGGTCGCCACTCGCGCTATAAACTTTGTCGTATCCATAAACGCGTTGGGTTTAAACTGTAATGTATGCTCTAGGTTTTTAAGTGCGCTGCCCTCTACCTCTGGCTTTAGCTTGCTACAATGCGTAGCAAAGCTATTAATTGCCGTGCGGGTTAAATCCATTTCATATACACCGCCGTCGTAGGTAGAGAATACAGGACTATAGCCGTTAAGTAGCTTAAAGTATTCGCCTATTATTTCTTTGTTTTTTCGTCCTTTAAAAAGGTAATCAAAAAGCCCCGTTTTTCTCACTCCTTTCTATGCTGCGTTTTTAAGCAGCTCGCCCAGCTCCGCGTTGTATTTCTGGCGTACTGTCATAGCGTCTATTACGCTTACAAAGCCGTCTATATGTGCGCGCTGTTCTATCTTTATAGGTCTAAATTTTCTTGTTTCTAAATTCTGCTTAAGCGCCACGTTTAAGAAGTGGGACTTAAGTAAGTTATTGCTTGCAATCTTAAAGTTACCGTCTTTGATAATTCCCTCAAACTCTCGTATAACTGGCGTTAAGTTCTCGCCCTGGTATACGTCGTCGGTGTGGAAGCCGTACGCCTTAAGGTCATCAATTAAGTACTGGGCGCTGTATCTGTCGTAGCCTATCTGTAATACTCGTATGCCGTATGTGTTAAGCAGCTCTACATACCAGTTAAATACATCTTTGTAGTCTACGTAGTTGTCGCCGGATAGCGTAAGTACGCCTTTTTTTACAAATACGTCATAAGGTACGCCGTCCGTTGCCTGTAGGCTTTCGAGTCTGTTACGCGGCATAAAGAATTGTGTAAACGCGTGTAGCGTTCCGTCTTTTTCGATTACGATACTTGCGGCTGTTAAGTCTGTTGTCTGGCTTAGATCAATGCCGCCCACTGCGTAGCAGTCTCTAAAGTCCTCTAGCGTGCTTTCTTCGCTTGCTTTGTCTACAAGTGTGTATTCCAGCCACGCAACGCTACTATTTTGCTTAATATTGCAGTATTTTGTAAGAAACTCTGCTTTTTTGCTTAAGCTGCCCTCTGCTACTGCTATTTCGTCTTTAAAGAAGCCCTCTTGTACGCTTACGCCCATATTCGGGTTAGCTTTCTTTAGTTCTGTTATATCGTTCCATTTCTCTACGTCGTCTATGATGTATAAAAATGGCAATAGCCTGTGCTCTTTACTGCTGCCCTTTAGAAAGCTGGTGGCACGTTTCATTAACTCGTCGTAGATACTGTCGTTAATATAGCCTGCTGTAGATATACTAAGTATCATAGGCTGCCGCCTTGCACCCAGCGCCGACTTCATAACCTCATATTGCTTTAGCCCGCCGTCGCCGCTCCACGCTGCCATTTCGTCGCATATAACTAGCTGCGGGTTAAAGCCGTCGCTTTTCTTTGCGTTAAATGCAATAGGCTTAATAGTCGTGTTAGTCTCTTCTAGGTAAATATCGCTGCGCCTCTTTTTAGCAAGCTCTTTTAACTCGTCCTCTGCTTCTACCATTTTGTAAAAAGCGTCGTAAACGAGCGCCGCTTGGTCTAACTTTGGTGCTAAGCAATAAATCTCTTGCCCGTACTCTGGCTCTAGGTACGCCATATATGCAATAATGGCGCTTGCAAATAAACTTTTGCCGTTTTTTCGTCCAATAACTATAAAAATTTCGCGAAAAATTCTTATATTTTGGTCGTCTACAATACCAAACATGGCGCATACTATAGCTTTTTGCCATAATTCCAGCTTTAATAGATCGCTGCGGCCTTTGCTGTGGTGACAAAAATTTTCGATAAACTTTATTGCCTTATTTGCCTTTTTTGCATTGTAAAAAAACTCTTGTTTTTCCAACCCGTCTACAAGTATTTTGTAAATTTGTTTTATCCATTTACCCGCTACGATTTCGCCGCTTGTAATCTTTGCGTAATACTCGTAAATGTAATTTTTATATGGCACTCTAGGGCTATTCCTCACGCAGCAGGGCTAGCTTGCTTTTCTTGCGTTCTGCTGCTGGTACAAGCTCTGTTAATTGCTTTATAACTGCCGTATAGTTCTTGCTTAGCGCTATATAGGTGTCTGCCTCTGCGCTGCGCTTTTCGCCCCACTGGTTCGCGCCGTTCTGATACTCCGCCGTCCAGCCGTTTTCCTGTATGCTATCCTGCAATATATCGAGCTCGACAGACATAAAAGCAGCTTTTTCGATAAGCGGCGTAACAAGTTTCTTTTTGTTTTCGTCAAGGTTCTTAAAAATGCCTTTAAGTCTGGTTTTTTCTTTCTTAATTTTCTCTTCTTTTGTGTACTCTTTCTTTCCTGCCATATCTTCGCCTCACTTCTCGCACACCACACCCCCTACACCACGTACGCGCGCCCCTGTAGAGTTTTTCTAGACTCTACCCCTCGGTCTCCGCTGGGCTATTCAAAATTTTTGAATAGGGGGGATATGCTCGCGGCTACGTCTGTATTACGTTGCCGTCGTCGTCGAATTTGTAGCGGCGTGTATCTGCTGCCGCGTGGTGCTCTTTGTTGTGGCAGTCTTGACATAGCGCCTCGAGGTTGTCCCAGTTAAGCGCTATGTCTGCGTTGTTTATGTTTCGCTTTGTTAAGTAGTGTTTGTGGTGTACTACCTTTGCAGGCTCGCCGCAGCGCTCACACAGGTAATGCTGCGTTATAAGATAAGCCCGCCGTGTTTCTATCCAGTTCTTACTGTGGTAGAACTCTTTAGCCCATTCTTTCATAGCCTGCCTCCCTTTAATTGCCTAGCGTCCTAGGTTTCATACGCTAGGCTAGGAGGCTAGAAAAATGCAATAAAAAAGAGCGGCTAACTAATGCTGCTTAAGTAGCTTAGCTTTCCGCTCTTTCTCACGCTATCATTTTACCGCAGGCAATACCCCACGTAAACCCCAGCTTTTTACCACGCTTTTACTACTGTGCTATAGAGTCCTCGTCTATTCCCCAGAGTAGTACGCTTAGCTCGTTTATTATCCCGCTTATCCAGCGGCGCGGTGTGTTCTTGCCCGTGTTCAGTTCTTCGGCTATGTCCGCATAGTCTAAGCCCTGCATAAAGTATAGCTCAAACGCTTTATATTCTACCTCTCGCCCCTGCTGCTGCCTGCGTCTTTCTATCTCTTCTACTGCCTTGTCTATGTGGTCTAGCATTAGTATGGTTTTAAAGCGTGTGCGTCGTATGCTGCGCAAGTATGTAGCCTGCTGCTCTTCTGTTAATTCTCCCTGCTGCTGTAGCTGTGCAGCTTCGCTTACCGCATTTTCTCTATGAAAAACTGCGTCTCTGTAGCACCTCATAAGGCTAAATGTGTCGTGGTATTTATCCGCTTTGTGTTTCTTTTGTTCCTCTCGCTTGTATATCTCTACGCCCTTTTTGGCGGCTGTGGTTATTATCTGCTCTAGTTCGTCCTCGTTTAGCCTTATTTCGCTCACTCTTAACTACTCCTCACTTTCTGCTGCCACGTTGTTTTTAATTAAATGGGATCTCGTTGTCGTAGCCGTCTGGTATGTCCATAAAGCCGCCGTCGTTTGGTGCTGGCTGCGGTCTGCTTCCTGCTGCCTGCTGCCTCTGCTGTGCCTCTGTTTTTGTCTCTCCAAAACTTACGCTATTTGCCAATACTTCGGTGTAGTAAATTTCTTTGCCGTCCCTGCCTGTGTAGTGCCCTGTTTTAATTTTTCCAACTAGCTCTACTTTGTTGCCTTTCTGTAGCCATTTTTCTACCCACTCTGCCGTTTTACCGAGCGCTCGTATGTTAATAAAGTCTGTGCTTTTGTAATCGTCTACCGCCAGCGTAAAGCGTGCTATTGCTACGCTGTTATTTTCGCCGCCGTAGCGTACGTCCGGCTCTTTTGTCAATCTTCCGCTTAATGTTACGTTATTCACTTTTTACCCTCTCTTTTCTTTCTGTTGTATTCCTGCAAGTATTTTATTTGTTCCTTGTCCTCTGCCTGTCTCTTTTGTCTGTCCGCTAGTTCCTTTTCTTCTCGTCGTTCCCGCTTTGCTATAATCTTTTGTGCTTTCTTGTGGATCTTACAATTTTCGCAATACTCTATGTTGCCGTAAGAATGGCAGCCGATACACTCGCGTACGCCGCCGTCGTCGTCTACCTCGATTGTAAACAGGAAACGCAAAGGTAGAGCTATAATAAACCCCACCACAAGTGCTAATGCGCATACCGCTGCTACAATTATGAACGGCGCTATTAATATGCCCGCCACAAGTGCTATTATCTTAAATATTTCTATTGCCGTCATTCGTTGCCCCTTTCTATTCGCTCCGCTATGCTTTGTGCCGCGTCTGCTGCCGCTCTAAACCCGTTACTTAAGCCTCTGTATATCTCTGCAATAGCCCTTGCTATTGTGGCGCCCATATTTTGTACTGCTGCCGTTATGTCGTTTGTAGTTACGCTTATATTTCTCATAGCCTTTTTAAGTGCCTTTGCCTGCTGCCGCTTATCGGCTTCAAGCGGCGGGTTATGCCCGTGCCGCTTTTTATAATTCTTTTTCCATTGTCTGTAATTCATGTATTACGCCTCGCTTTCGCTTAAAAAGTCTTTTATATCTGTCTGCCCGTCTATTTGTGTGTCCGTTTCGGGCACCTTAGTAACCTTTATACCGAGTATGCAGTAATCCTCTTGTAAGCCGCTGTGATCTTCCAGCATGTATACTATGTCCGCCTCTATGTACCTGCCTGTCTCTTTGCCGTCGGCATACTCGTTAAGGCGTAGTGCGTCGCCAGTCTTAAAGCCTCTGTCGTTCTTTCGTAGTTCAAAGCTCTTTTTTCCTGTCGCCACGTCCTTAAAATACATAGCAGCTAACTTAAGCTCATGTACTTTCTGCTCTTTTGGCTGTAGTACCCTGTCTAATGCTGTCTCGCGCTCTCTGGCCTGTAGCGTTTTCTGCGTCTGCTTATCTATCGCCGCCTGCTGCTCGTCGTAGCGCTGCTCGTCCGTCTTTTCTGCCTCTGCCTTGTTAACATACTCGTCGCACTTTTCGCACGTTCCCGTTTTTACGTTGCAAGTGCTGTAATTCAAGCAGCTATAGCATAGGCTCGTAATACTTTCCGGGTGCGGCGTCCTGTAATCGTCGCCCGCTTTCTTTTCTGCTACCTTTGCGGCTATCTCCTTTGCTCTTATATCCTCGCCTGCCGCTGCCTGCTGCGCTATCTCGTTTTGTTCGTCCTCGTCTAGCTTGCTTGTCTCGTATGCTGCAGTTATGCCTAAGTTACCCGCCTTAAATTGCTCTTTGGCTTCTGGCGTAAGATTGTTGTTAATCTGCTCCATGCGTCCTACGTTTGTTGCGCTCTCGCCCAGTACGTCGGCTATTAAGCTGCGCAGGCGTCCTTGTATTTCTAGCCCGTCCTCGTCTCTGGCTCTTATAAGTGCCTTTTTTAATCTTGCTGCCTGCTCTGTCTTTTCGTACGGCGTAAGCTCTCGGTTAAATGCGTTGCCGACTAATAAGCTAAGCTCGAGTCCTGCAGGCGTTATGTCTTTGTAAAGATAGCGCACGCTCTTATACTGCTCGTAGCCTCTGTCTATAAGCAGCCTGTTAGCCTTGTTTCGTCTATGGCCGCTTATAATTTTATATTTGCCGTCTATTCTGCCTAATACTGTCGGCTGTTGCTGTCCTACAGCAAGTATAGTGTCTGCCAGTTCTTCTATGCTCTCTTGGCTGTAAAAGTTGCTTTCTGTTTCCTCTACGTCGTACGGGTTTAAATATATTTCTGTGTACTCTGTTACTGCTGCTGCCTTTGTGTCTGCTTTGCTCTGTGCGTTCAATATATCCATAAAGCTAAACTTATTTGCTGCCATAGTTTTACGCCTCTCTTTCGTCCAGATACTTTGTTATCAGTTTTTTATAATCCTGCGCTGCGCCGCAGCGTGGGCTATACTCGTATGCCGCTTTATTAAAAAACGTGCTTTCTGCTGCCTTGTCGGTGTAGCGTATCTGCCCCAGTATTTTAACTTTGCTTTTCTGCTGTAGCCATTCCAGCCCCGCTATGTTCGTATCATTGTTTTTATACATCGTCACAAGCGCGCCGAGTAGTTCTATGTCTGGGTTAAGCTGCTTAGCGTCCTGTATCTGCTCCGCTATAATGTCCAAGCCCTCTAGCGCCCACTCGTCTATTTTTACGGGTACTATAACCTCGTCTGTAATCTTTAGCGCTGCTATTACGTTAAAGGCTATGTCTGGCGGGTTATCAATAATCATATAGTCGTAGTAGTCGTTTATATCGTCTGGGAATGGCAGATCTAAGTTGGTAATAGGCGTATGTATTAATTTGTCGTATGCGTTTATCTGGCTGCCGCTGCTGCCTGCCATTGTCCATACTGCCGACATAAGAGACATATTAGCCGTTATTATATCCACGTTGTTATACTGCGGGTGTTCTGTTATCAACTCTTTTAGTGGGTTTTTGTATTCGCCTAACAATGCTTTAGCAACTGCGCACTTTCCCGCTGCCTTGTATGCCCCTGCTGCCTTGCTTAAATTGCCCTGTTTGTCGTTGTCCAGTAGTAATACTGTCTTGCCTCTCTTTTGCAGCTCGTAGGCTATGTTGTATGCCGTGTACGTTTTTCCTACGCCGCCCTTAAGGTTAATAATGCTTATTACTTTCATAGTTTGCCTCTCTTTCTCTCCGTTGGTTCTGGCTCTTCCAGCTCTAGGTAGTTTATTAACTGCTCTGCTGCCTGCTGCCAGCCGTAACACACTACCGCTAAATGGCCCTGCTCGTTTAAGTTGCTAAGCCATTTCTTTTGTAGCTGTGTCGGTTTGTTACTGCCTACTTTAAGCTCTATGTATAGCCCATGGTAGCCGCCGCGCGCTACTGGCAGGTGTAAATCTGGTACGCCAGCCTTTACCCCTTGCCTCTTTAAGTTGGCTGCTGTACGTGCATCTCGCTTGCCACCGTTTGGTATGTGGTATAGCAGCTCTAGTTCTGGGTATCTCGAGTACTGGTACTGCGTCCAGTTAAATAGTGTCTCTTGTGCCCCTGCCTCGTTGTCAATTCTCACGTTTCGCATATAAAATCGCCTTTCTTGCTTTATTCTAGCTGTACTAGCCTATACCGGTAATAGCCGTAGCCGTAATACTCGGGGCTTACTGTGCCCTTTTCTTCGCTGCCTTTTTCCACGTAATAGCCCGCTGGTGCTTTTGCCTCGCAGCGATACCACGAGCGAGCAGTCACGTACTCGTACTCTGGCTCTGGGTGTACTAAGTTCTTACTTGCCGCCCAACGCTTGCCCTGTAGCCTCTGCTCTGGTGCGTCCTGTATGTGTCTATCTGTGTATTTGATAAAATACGCTGCTAGATCCCCGTATTGTCCGCTGTCGTCTAGTGGAAATACTTTAACGCGGTTGTGTCCCTCGTACGCTTTATACCATGCCTGCTGCAACAGGCTTGTATCTATGTGGTTTACTACTAAGTGGTGGTGCCTTGCACCTTTCTTGCCTATCTCCATAACGTGTATGTATCTGAACTCTAACCCAGCTTTTTTATACAGCTTTCTACACTCACGTAAAAATACTTGTATATCTTTTTTCATTTCTTCGCGTGTTCTGTCTGGCTCTCCCTTATGCCTTATGTAGTCTAATACCAAGTGGTAATCCCCGTAGCCAAAGTTAGCGTTCATTAAGAGTCTTAACTTTCTCTCTGCCTGTTTAGTGTTTACTCTTTTTTGTGCATCTGGTGTAGGCTTTACTTTGTCTTTTCTCTTTGCACCTTTTTTGTTTAGCCTTGATGTATAGAAATATTCTACTTCTATCGTCTTGCCTGCCCTGGTAGTCCTCTTAACATACGGCATATATCTTTACCTCACGTATATATATTTTTGTGTATCTCTGTCGGTAAGCTAATACTTTTATCAAGTGTTTTTTACGGGGCGCCGCCCCGTTATTTCCCTTGCCCTTTTGCCGTATGCAACGTATAATATAAACGTAGTAATGCTATACGCTTCGGCTATAGCTTAGCGCCTATGATATTGCAGTATCGTAGGCGCTTTTTATTATGTCTTTTTATATAGCGCCCTGTAAGCGTACAGGGCGTATTATTTATATTTATCCTATTGCACAAGCGGGCGCGCAGCGCATAGAGGCGTTCGCGCCGTAGTCGGTGCCGACGTTGCCGCTCGAGTGCACGCACCACGTATTGTACGAGTTGCCACGATAAGCGCTACGGGTTCTATGCCAGTCGTTAAAGTCGTCCTTTGCGTGCTTGGCTGCTCTGTATGGCTTGTCTTTGTAATACTCGTATGGTGTGTTTTTAGCGTTATACTCGTCTACAGATAACAAGAAAAACGTATCTGCTGTCTTTCTGCCGTTTGTGTTCATTTTAGTAACTGGTATTGCATACTCGGCCAGCTCTGCGTAGCGTGCCGCGTATTCTTCGCTGTTAAGATACTCTCTAAGCTCGCTTGTTTCCCAGTCATTAGAGCCGTAGTTTCCCTTTGTATCAAACGGGTGTTCCTCTATAAGCTCGTGTGCCTGTATAGTAACTGTATGCTTAAGCTCTTCGGCTGCTGGTGTGTCTACGTCTATGCCTATTACGTCGTATGGCACTGCTGCGCCGTCAAAATCAATATAGATCTGGTCGCCTGCTGCCAGTACTTCCGCAGCTCGTCCCTCTCTTATAAACTTTCTAAGCTCTTCGAGCGTAACGCTCTCTGTTAATATTGTCTTTTTTATCTGCATTTTTCCACTTTCCTTTCTTTGTGGGCGCTGTGTATGCACGTATTCTTATGCTTGCACTCTGGGCTACATTTACTTTTGTCCGTAAAGCAAGTGTCGTGTATGCCTGTTATTGTCCTGCTCTGCATGTTTACGCCTTTCCTATTGCATATATTGATACCTCGTACGCTGTCCTCTGCTCTTCCTGTTGCTCGCTTATGCGTTTAGTATAGGCTCTGCTCTGCAGCTTTCCTTTTAAGGTTACGTGCTCGCCCTCGTGCCATTCCTTAACCATAGCTGCGGTATCGTTCCAAGCGATACACGGGATATAGCAGCCGTGTAAGTCTTTTAGCCTGTTTTCTACAAGTATGCTTATGTCGCTTATGTGTTTGCCTAGCGGCGTCTCTCTGTATGTAATGCCGCTGCCTAGTGCTCCGCTTAGCTGCACCTCGTTTTCATAGTTCCAATGCTCGCCCGCGATCTTCTGTGCTGTCTCTGCCAGCACGTATACAAGCACTTTCCCTGTTATAAAGTTCTTGTAAGCCTGTAGGCTGCCAAGTACCATAACTGGCGCATTTACTTCGATACTGTCTACATTATTGCTCTGCGCGTATACTATAGTCTCGTCAAGTGCTCCGCTGCGTCGTTCGGTAATGACTGTAAGCTCGTAGCCGTTAAATGGCAGCGTGTTAATGTTATCTACCTTGCGCAGCTCCTTTAATATGCCCTGTAATGCTACTGCGTTGTCTGTCTCCACGTTTCCGTTCTCCTTTCTTCTGTTTTTATGTCCGTTTCGCCGGACGATACGCCCCGCAACCCTCGAAAGTTGCATATACAGCCCTGCGGCTGCTGCTTTGCCTTTAAGCTAGAGGCGTTTATATATAAATGTCGTAATACATATCTAAGCGCATATCGTCCGCTATGTACTGCGGCGTGCTCTCTTGGTCGAGCGGCGGCATAAGTCCCAGCTTGTGCCAGTCTTTGTGCGCTACATCCAAGTGCGCCCTAAAATCTGTTACTATCTCGTCGCCTGTAAATCCTCTTTCTTTGTAGTGCTCTTTGATGCAATAGCCCCAGTCTGTAAACACTACGGCGCCGTTTTTTATCACCCTTACGCGTTCCGACGAGCTTATAAGCGCTGCAAACGCGCTTAGTGTTACTTGCTGCATTTTTCTTATCTCTCTTTCATTATCTTTATTTTTTTAGCCCTGCTGCCGCCTGCTATTCCCTCTAAACGCAGATACGGCGGTAATACTATTACGTTGCCCTTGTTTAGCTGTGCCTGTATCATTCGCTCTAAATTCGCGTTGGTTTCTTGCTTACATACCATTTTGCAGCTAAATATAAGTGTTAAGCCTTTTGCGTCTTTCTTCTTTCTCTGTCTCCTGTTCATTCCCGCAACTCCTTTATTTCTTTCTCTAGCTCTTCTACTGTTACGCCCTGCCGCCTAGCAAGTGCAGCCGCGCTTATGTTATACGTCCATATTGACGACATTTTAATCGCGTCGCCTATGTCTAACTTCCCCTGCTGTAGTCCTATACGGACAAACTGCGGGCTACAGCCCATAATAGCGGCTGCCTCTGCTGGTTTAATTTTCACTGCCTGCATATCCTGTTACCTCGCTGTATTCTGCTGTGCCTGTGCCATAGCAAGTACGCCCTGCGAGTACACCGCAACTATATTGCGCTTATCCTCTGGCAATTTTGCTACTTCCTGCATAAGCTCGCTGAAATTTTCTAAGCTCTGCTGTTCTTCCGTTCTCTCTAATGTCTGCTGCATACTGTTTTACCTCTCTTTCTTCTTTGTCCTTAAACTTTCGTCTGATAAGCGCTGCATAAGTTCTACTACCGCTGTGTATTCCAGTTCTAATACTTCCTGCTTATGATCCTTTGCTTTGTGTTCCTGCGTATATTCCTTTATGCGCCGCTCTATATCGTCCAGCGCGTCGTAGCAGCACTCTATACGCTGCTGCTTTATTTTCTTCACTTCTGGCAGTTCTACGCCTGCGTCTGTAAGTATTTCTCTGATCTGGTCTACACTTACGGCGTTTAGCTCGGCCAGTATAGTAATACTTGTGCCACGCCTTATGTATCTGTCTGCTATCTCGTTTTGTGTCATATACATACGCTGTTATTTTTCGCCCTCTTTGCTGTGTAGTGCTATGAATTTCTCTGTTATCTTCTTTACCGCTAAGTATTCTTTTTTAGTAATACGCTGCCGTACTGCCTTGCCGTGCTTTTTATACTCTCTGCTTTCGCGCAGCATGTAATATCTGTCGTACTCTACGTCGTGCTCATATTCTGTGTAGTTGCAAGTAATCTCGTGCGCACGTACCCAGTATTTAACTACGCCGTCTTTGTCTTTTACCATATTTGCCATATAATAGCTCCTGCAATTTGCGGGTGGCTGTTTCTTTTTCGCCGCCTACTCCTCTCTCTGCTAGTGCCTGCAGTTTCTTAATTCTTGCCTGTGTCTTTTCGTCCATACTGTACCTCTCTTTCGTTAGTCTGCTGCTGTATATATCTGCTGTAACTGTATCTCCATATCTCGCCAGAACTGGGCGTTGCTGGCTGCGTTCTTAAACTTAGGTGCGCCGTTCTCGTCCGTTTCCTGTGCCAGCTTTTCCCACGCCTCAACCTCGCCCTTTCTGTAGTTCGTAGTCATTAAGATATAGCACTGCAGCATACTACATAACTCGTTGGTAAGCGTTACTGTTTTCGGCTGCTGCTCCCAGCTTATAGCCTCTGTGTTGTCGGCTGCTGCCTCTGTGCTGTCGTCTACGAGCTCTGCTCTCTTTGTGACTGATATCGCATAAAAAAGCCTGCTGCCGTCCTCTGATACTAAAAACTCTTTACGTAATTTGTATGTTTCTTTTAAAACGCAGTCTTTGCACCATATTGTTTTGCCGTCTATATATATGGGGGTGCTTTCGTCCTCGAACTCCGCGTTATTTTCCAAGTACTCTATAAACTCGGCTACTGTCATTTTGTCTATATGTGCCTCTGTAGCTCTCGTAAAATTAACTCTGTATCTGTTGTCGTTGTCGTCCTTAAATCTCATATGTTACCTCTCTTTCGTTGCCGCGCCTCTCTGTGGTATAATCCATATGAAAGGTGGTGTTAAAAATGTGTGATAGTGATAAAGAGTTAAAG